CCATCGTCAGTTGGTACTGCGTGACTTTCATAAACTGGCTTTCCGAATCCCCATACAATATGTTCTACGACAGTAGCACAGTCATGGTCTTTTGAATGACAGTTTTCTCTTTCTTCGTTAGCAGTTTTTGCAGCACTAGCGAAATCTTTTTCTGTAGGTGCACCCTTCTCACCTTTTTTACGCATTTTTTCTCCTCGTTTTCTTTTCATATTTATATTATGATACAGACCAGGACCTTTCTCGTCTATTGCTTCTTCTTTCTTGAATGCATTGGGAGCCATTCTCATATATTCATGCCTTGCTTTTTTAATTTTGTCACTAATAGCATCAATATTCTTTCCTGCTTTTCTCATTTTATCTCTTTGGATAAGCATGGCTTTAAATGCTGCTGGCATTTCTTCATCAAGTGATTCTTTGTTGAGCATTTTGCCATATTCTATTCTGGCTTTTTTAATTTTGTCACTAATAGAATCAATATTCTGTCCCATAGCTTTCATTCTAGCTTTTTGGTCCAGCATTTTTCTCAAGTCACCATAGTTTCTGATTGTTTCATCAAGTGATTCTTTTTTCATACCACCTGCTTGAATTTTTTTCTTTTCAGCTTCTATTTCTTTATCAACCACCATAGTGTTTTGACCCATTTTTCTCATGCGTTGCTTCTTTAGAAGTAGGTCTGAATATTTTGCATACTTGCCTTCAGTTTTCATAGCTTTTTCTAATTCTTTAGCTTGACCTGAATGTGCTTTAGTTGCACCTTTTAATGCTTTTACTACATCTTTGACAACTTTCTTATCTTTATTGTCAAGTTTTTCTCCCATGGTTATGCCTTTTGCTTTCTTAAGTTTTGCTTCCGCATCCCTTTTTACTTTGTTAGCTTTCTTTTGCATTTCCTTTGCTCTTTCAGCAGAGGTCATAGGTTTCATCATGTCTTCGTTTTTGACAGCCTTAGAAACAGCTTTGCGTCTTTTGTGAAGATATTTGTCAGAAGCATCGACATCGCCATCGTTGTCGATATCCTTGTCTTTTCTATCTTTAAATTTTTTCTTTACAGCTTTTGAATTCACTGAATCCAATGCTTCCATAAACTCTTGATATCCTAAAACTTCTGACATATTAGTACCCTTTACTTAATTAAATTGTCTAGCTCTCTCACTGCTGCAGCTTGTAGTCTATCACCATAAGTTTTTGGTTGCTCTGCTGGTTTTTCTTCAGCAGGAGTTTCCTCAGCTTTTGGTTCTTCAGCAGGTACTTCAGCTGGAGTTTCAGCTTTTGGCTCTTCTGCTGGAGTTTCTACAGGTGCTTCAGTTTCCTGAGTAGCTTCTGGAGTTTCATTCTCTACAGCCACTTTCTCATCTTCATTAATCATTTCGTTCTCCTTCATTGTTGAATTTACTATTATTTAGTTCTATTTTACTTTCTAGTTCTCGAATTTTACCTTCAAGTTCTAGTACTTTTTGCCTTTCGGACTCATATAATGCAAGATAATCCATTATTTGTTGTGTCCAACTGATAAATCATCGTCATCATCGTCTAAAAGGTCACGCAATTTTTTCTCTCTTTCCTCTTCTTCTTCGAGATATTTGTCTATATCAGTTTCCATACGATGCTTTTCATCAGTCCCTGCCATGAATTGTTTATAAGCAGAGTTGCCTGAATGTACTTCTTTACCATCTACTGTATCTGTAGTTGGTCTAAAGATAATATCTTCTTCGTCGAATTCAGGTATAGGATAAGGCATATTATCATTTTCGATCTTATACTTAATAACTTCAAAGATATCTCTAAGGGTTTTGACCCACATAATCTCAGTATTTTCGATTTGGGCACCAAGCATATCCTCAGCATCCATAATTAGTTCGATAGCATCAAGCGAATCAATATCTAAATCCCTTACGAGGTGAGCATCCATACCACCAGCTTCCATAATCTCAGATACTTCTAGCTGTTTAATCTCAGCCAAACCTTCAATAATTTTTTTCTCAAACTCTTCTTCTGATAAGAATTTAACATAGTGTACTTGAACAGCTTGTCCTTCGGTAATTGTCAACCTTTTATTTTCATCAATCTCTTGTTTATTTTCTTTTAGCCATTCTTGAGCACCTTCTAAATTATTATCGCCAATCTGTTCAATCGCCCAATCTACTTTGGATTTGTCAGTTGTTTTAGCAGTTGCTTCCTTATATTTCTCATAATCCTCTAGTTGTTTTTCTCTAGTAGGAATAGCCATACCCATAACTCTTTTAAGCACACCCTCAGGAAGAGGTGCATTAGGATCTGTACTGTAAGGATTTACACTAGGGTTTGATTCTGTAGGTTTTGTCAACCCACTTTTCATTTCTTCCTCTAGTTGTTTTTGTTGTGCCAGATGTTCTTCTACATCTGCTTCGTTGATAAGTTCATCCCATTGTTCGTCAGTTTCTGGGATGTCCACTGGACCATTCTTTTCACTACTCATATTATCTCCACTTTGTTAATGTAATTAACTATTTACTTTGGCACCTGCTCTCCACTGATAGCATGACCAATATTTCGCTTTCCATTTTGGACCTGGATTATCACACCCATGTCTTGCTCTGAAACTTTTTCTCCTTTTAGGATCGTCCCTTTTAATACTTAGGTTCGGATCTCCGAATCGTACAACAACGACATTACCTTTTGGACCTTTTACATATACCTTAAATTTTTTGTTAGGATTTTCAGAAGTACGAATAGGATCGTTAAGTGTGACAGTTTTGCCTTGATACTTAGCTTCTTCTAATGTAGGAAGTTCCATAGCTTCGCATACTGCGTCTATGTTATCTTCTCTATGTTCCTTAAAAGTTTTCATTATTTTTTCCTAACTCCACCATATGCTTTACCAGTTGCCCCACCATAACCTTTTTTACTTTTAGATCTTTGACCAACATAGTTGCCTACAGTTTTACGACCTGTTTGTTTTTTGGCAGTTCTAATTCTACCACCAGCCAGTGCCGATTTAAATTTTTGAGCAGGTTTTACAGATTTTCTACCATGTAGTCTTTTCTTTTCCATCTGCCTAACACGAGGTGCTAGTTTTAGGGCAATCCTTTTTACTACATGACGCATTTTAGCGATTCTTGCTTCGGCTCTTTCCCTTTCACCTACAGATAGTTGATTAGGTGCCTTTTTAAAGAATCTTCTTTTCAGTAATTTTACTGCTAATCTTCTTGCTCTACTATTTATAACCTGTGTAGAAGAGTGTCGTCTAAGAGCGATTCGTAAACTTCTTGCTCTCCTTGCCTTAGTTCTTCTAACTCTTACTCGGTTTTTAATTCTTTCAGTTCTACTTAGTACTTCGTTCAGCTGTTGTTCTAAATCACCCTCAAGATATTCAAAGTTTTCTTGAGTGACTTCGCCTTCTTCATCTTCAACTTCTAATGCTAGTTCTTCATCATCATATAAGTCAAAGATATCTAGTTTACCATTTATTGGATCTTGCTCAGGGTCAAACATATTGACCACATTTTCGATTTCATCATCGTTAAGATCGTCAAGCATTGCGTCAGCTTTTGGGTCAGCTACAAATACTTCTAAATCATATGGGTCGTCAGACTTAGGTGTTCCTGATTTTTTTTTAATCTTATCAGCTTTTGGTTTATCTTCAGTTTCTACTGGCTTATCGATTTCTATTTTAGTCATCGGTTCGCCATCAGCTTCTTCTTTCATAGCCATCTTAGTAGCTGTAGCATACATTACATCTTTATAATCTTTACCATATCGCTTTTTAAAATCAGCAGTTTTATCTTTCATGCCCTTAACGATATCTTCTCGTTTTTTCATTTGGGCATCAGTCATTTCCTTTTCTTCTGGTATATCGCCATAAGTTTCACATGGGTCTTTGCCACACCCACAGTTCTTTTTTTGTTCTTTTAATTCAACATCGCCTTTTTTCTTTTTCTTATTTGGCTCTACTTCATCACTCATTGCTGACCTTGCTTTATCTGCAAGATCTTTATCAGCTTTGCCCCAAGTTCCTTTACCTTTACCAATGAAACTATTTACACGAGCGAGTGCCCATTGTTGTTGAGATGCTCCTGGACGATGCCCTGTACCATATGCAGCCATTCCTCTTTTGTAAACCTGCATTAATATACCTTTAGGAATACCAGACTTCTTAGCTTTCTTTGCTACAGCTGTGTTTTCTTCTAACCAATCTTCATCGATAACTTGTTTCATTATCTTTTCATCGCGAGTAGCTTTACTGTCAACTTCCATAGTGCCATCTACTTTTCTCTTTTCAATACCACCAGCTAGTTTTAACATCTTTTTGTAATCTTGGTAAGACATAATAGACTTAGCAATATTAAAATTACTAGAAGGATCTACTTCATCTACACTTGGTCGTTTTACTTCCCATATTTTCTGCTCATTAGCACCCTCTACTCCAGGAAGATTTTTCATTCTATCTTTACACTTTTTATATTCAGCATAAAGTTCATCAAACTCTTTTGACCCTTTATCAGCTTTCGCCATTTTCTTTTTAGTCATAGCCATACGCATCATAAGTTCTGCTCTTAGACCTTGCCTAACTTTACGAGTGACATTTTTACCTACACCCATGATACCATCTTTGCCTTCAGACTCTTCTTTCTTCACTCCAGGTTTTGTTTCCCTGTTTTTCTTCTGAGCATCTTGAGTTCTAGCACGATCCATCATTTTATCATGCTTCATTTTATCTGCTTCTTTTTCTTTTTTAATTCTTTCTTTTGTGGCTTTTACATCTTCATCCCAGAAAGCTGTTAAATCTTCAATAGTTTTTAACCATGCTTCGTTTTGTTCTTCTGGGTCGCCATACTTTTTATGGTATTTAAGTGTATGTTTAGATTTTTTTGTTTTCTTAAAATCGCCTTTTTTATCTAGATCTCCAGCAGCAGGATCGTACTTGGTAGGATCGCTATCATCTTTTTTAGAATCTTTTTCAAACTCTGCCTTCCTTGCTTTTTTATCTTTAGAAGATACACCTTTATAATATTGGTCAGCTTCATCCATAGGATTCTTTACACCACGAAGTGGTTCATCTCTACCAGACTTCTTAGCTTTAGGATCTTCTTTATTAGCAACAGAATCCCAGTTTGATAATGTATCTTTTAGAGATTTCATGGATTTACCCATACCTCTTGACACATTTAATTTTTGAGCAGGTCTTCTTAGCGAATCGTATTTGTTTAAGATTCCTTCAGATGCTCCAGGAGACATTTTACCTTTTGAGCCATCATTAAATTCGAATGTATAATTACCTTTTAGATTAATATTTTTTCTAAGTTGTAATACGATAGGATCTACACCTGAGCCAGATACTTCGCTCATAAAATCTTTAAATGATTTGTTTTCTACTGCGAACTTCCCTTGTCTCATAATAGCTGGTAAATATTGACGATCGTAATCTATTCCTGCAGTTTTAGCAGTCTGTAGCATTTTCTTTACGATTTCAGCAAACTCAGGAGTGACTCTTTTTGTTCTTAGTTTTCTAAGACCAAAGTTTATAAGTTGAGTTGGGTTTGACATTTTCTCAGGGTTATCAACACCCATTGAACCAGCAATAATTCTAGCGACCTTAATCCTATCAGCAGAAGTAAATCTAAATTTATTCTGTGGGTCAATTTTTAAGTTCTTTTGTTCTTCTAAATCTTTTCTCATATTTGGTTCCTTAGAGAGTAAGTCAGCCAAGTCGGCATTTATTTGGTCTAAGTAGTCATGTCTTTCTAACTCTCCTATATTATTTAGGGAGTCTGACAATTTCATTTTTATGATAGAATCAGCACCAACTTCTTCCATTAGTGCGTATCCTCTAGACTTAGCTTCCTCTAATATCTTTAATGACTGGTCGACAAGTTTTAAGCATGTAAGCACAGCAACAGGATCTTTATCACTTTCAAATAAATCTAGAAACTTATCTTTTATTTCGTAGTAATTATGGAAGTGTTCTGTAGTAAACCCTTTAAATACCAATTCATCATTATAATGATAGTCATTTACAGTATTAGTTTCGGCGATCTGACGAACTTCGTGTAGCCATTTTTTGGATACATTGCCATCTTCGTCAGATACACTAATATAATTTGCCCCACGATCCATAACTTCATATACACCATCAGCGTCTTCAACTACTGCTCCGACATTAAATATCTTCTTCGCTACATAATCTTCTCTTAGTTGAGATGTTGGTAGAATTACTTCTTCTCTAATTGGTGGCAGACCCATGCCTTTGCGTACTTCGTTAAATAATCTTTTACTATCAGCCATAGTCATTCTACGAGGGATACCTCGTTTGAAGTCAGTAAATTTACCAGAACTGGCAGCAGTTCTCATTTTAGTAGCTGACATTCCCTCAGCCATATCTGAGTCAGGGTCTCTACGACCAGAAGATAATACAGTTATCTTATCAAAGTTGTAATCTTTACCATTATATTGGTTGAGTAATCTCTTGTATTCAGCAATCCTATCACTACCAGCAATAAGTGTTAGTTCAGTAATCTTTTCTTTTGTATTGAGATACTTTGCTACTTCTATAATTGTTCTTTGATTAGGCGACTTCGTTGGCACGAAAGGAGCGTTCACACCGAACATCCTTTTCATGTAATAAATTTTGCGTTCTTGTTTTAGTGGGTTTTTCTTTTTGTCTTCAGTAGCTGTGACATATATTTTGGAGGGACTGCCTTTTGAACGAGCATACTGGGTCACCTTATTGATAAGTAATTCGTGACCAGTGGTTGGAGGATTAAATCTTCCAAACCCTATGACCATTTTTTTAGCAGGCACTTCATTAAGAAGTGTTTTAAAGTCTTTCATTTATTTGTCCCATCGATTAAATATACCTATATTTAGGTATTTATTTATTCCAACCTTTCAATATTTCAGGAGAAAAATTCAGGCGAGAGAACTCAAGTCTATCTACCAGTTTTACAGCTTTCCCTGACATCTTGTCAATAGCCACATAACCCTCAACTCCTGTCACTTTAAACCCATTGCGAGTCCTTACAAAAGTTTTCATAGATCCAATTTGGTTCATTTTATTGATTAGTGTTTGCTTTGCATCCACCATCATATTCATCAGCTTAAATATCTCAACGATTTTTTGTTTGTCATTTATAAAAAATGACAGTACATCATTCTTTTTAGCTTTCCAAGTATTCTTACCAGCTTCAGTTTTCTTGCTATCTATTTCTTTCTTATACTTGTTAGCAATATAATGAAACATTTGCGTCACATGCTGGCTTGGGTTGGTAATCCTTTTCCCTGCTTTTATCTTAGTATTGTTAAATGCCTTGATATTGATAAGCAAATCTTTATTAGCATTAATACTGTTCAATATATTAGCATTTACTTTTCTAAACTGAGTACCGATAGCAGATAGTTGCTTAGTAAACTCAGCTGTTTCTTTAGCAGTCATAGATGCTTGACCTGATACATCTTTATAAGTAGCATCATCAAACCAAACATCGCCACCTAGTATTCCAGGTTGTTTCATTTTCTTAGCAATGTTTTTACCAAACGATGCTCTAAGAGTATCGAATGTATTTCCAGTATATTCAGTATGCCAGACGATACCCATATGAGCACGACGAATAACATTTGATAATCCTGATATAGCAGGAACAGCATAGACGATAGTATTAGGTTGAAAAGTCACCATAGACTGACCATCTATATCTTTTAATTTTAAGTCATTACGACCTGCCCACATTAAGTCTCCTTGAAAGATACCACGATCTGGTAGAATCTTGGGTAAATATTTCAAGCAAATTAATAGCTTTGCTTGTAAGTCCCCAGATGTATCTTTCTTAACATCGGCAGGTGTATAATAAACTTTAGGATCTTTATTGAAGATACCTTTTTTAGCAACAAACTTTTTTCCATTTCTAGGATCTGTACCAGCAAAGATTGCTGGGGCACCATCCCATTTTACTGTAGCATTTACTTTGTTTGATGATTTACCAGCCAACATATCACGCATACCTTGCATGAAATTAATTGCTCGTCTAGCACCAGCGACACCCTCGTCAAAGAGGATGTCTTCAATATGTTCCATATGAACATTTTTTTGCTCAGTAATTAATGTCTTAAATGATTTTACCATTTTTCGTTGTATATTAACTCCCCTGTTTCATAATCCCAGCCATTAGTTTTATAGAATTCTTTATCACCTCGAGCAGTCACTCTCATCATCTCTTGGCTAGGTGGATGAGAAACTGTCATAGGATCGTGGTCAGTACCAACATACTTGAATGCTTTAGATCCTTCCGAGTAGCCACCTTGTCCTTCTAGTTTCATAGGTGGTACATGGTCAAACTCATATTTACATTCAAGTGGTGGGTCAAACTTTACTGAGTATTTACCAATATCTAAATTAGTACCATAGATATAATCACCATTATCCATTTTCATGTATAACATTTCGTGTACTTGTGCCATTAGTAAGGACTCTCTTCCATTTTTTTATCGAACATGTCCTGAGCAATCACATCATTCCAATCTTCTCTATAAGCAGTTTGTAGCTTATTCTTGAAAAGGTATATGTGTTTCTCATGAGCAGACATACCATCGATCTCATCATTAATTTTATCGATAATTGCATCGGTACTCCAGTGTGACATTATTTATCCTCCATATTAATATTTTCGAACTGTTCTTTCCAGAACTGTTCAGTTTTAATTTCTTTAGACATACAAGTTCTGTCAACTTGGTCTAAAGTAATATGACCAGCTTCATGTAAGTCAAGAAGCATATCACCGAATGGCTCTTGGTTATTTGAATGCCATCTAACGATACTCTCATCATCAACATAGAAACCACCACTATTCTTAGCAAACTCTACAGAGTTTGAAGTAGTCGACCACTGGTTATCAAAAAAGTCAGATTGCCTTGTATAATCTCTACCAGCGATTCTGATTTCATCAACACCAACTAATTGGTTCTCAAGAGAATGTACAGTTCTTTGATAAGAACCTTTTTCCTCAGTCATTTTTAAAATTGTCATAGTCATATTTACCTCTTTTTTATCAATTTATACAGTAATTCTACTCCATTTTTAGACAAATGTCAAGTAAAATCGTCGACCGAATCGTCTTTTTTTTAGACTATTTTATTATATAAAATCAGGTACTTATAACCTATTTTTTAAATTCTTTCTTCAATCCTTCTATGGTATTGCTGTTCTTAGTTTTTACTCCTCTAAACATCCTTTCAAACTGTGCTGTATATCCTTGAATAATCTGGTTATTTGGCCAAATAACTGCTCTAGCATTAGCCAACCCTGCTTGATTTAGACCTTGCTGTTCTGACTTTAAAATAAACATAGCAGGAGAGTACACATCATTTTTATCTGATATAAATCTTTTTTTCTTTTTTTGTAATTCAGGATTTATATCTGTATGAAAACTTCCACATAATTCAAATATATTTCCAGTCATTGGTTTAAATACGATGTCACCATCTATAAGTATAGAACAATTGTCTAGACCCATTTTTTTAGTTTTAAAATCTTTACCAAACTTAACAGTATTAGCAACATCTTCATCATGAATAAGACGAGCCATATTACTTCCTCTTTGTAAATCATTTAAATCATAACGACCAGCCGAATCTTTTTTCACACCCATAGCTTTCATAGTTTCGTTTATATCTTTTAAAAACTGTTCTATTTCTGGATATGCTTTAGCTGATTGTAAATCTTTCACTTGGAGGTCAACAGCAAAACCACCATACTGTTGGAAGGCAGCAGGTTTAGTTCCTTTTTTATGTGATACAAAAATATTTGGTCTGCCTTTATATTCGAACACCATATCTGCTTTCGGTCTTCCAGGAACTTGTTTAAAATCATCTACATCAAAAGTTTCTTTTCCTACTTGTAATCTCACTATACCATATTCTCTAATTAATTTTTTTAAGTCAGCTTGTACTGTCATAACTTGCTCACTTTCAACTGCTTCGGTTTTATCAGTTTCGCTTTTTACTCTATCAGAAAAATTAATTAAATAATGTAAAGCAAGTAATAAAACAGTATCTGATTTAGAATAGCTTTTAGTTTCTGCTGGTATCTTTAAAGGATTGAAAGTTGATTTGGCAGTATTAATACCTGTAAAACTATTTTTAAGTCCAGCAGGAAATCCTGCGATAGATTTTATACTACCACGACCCATACGAAATGCTATACTCTTAGAAAAGATATAACACATAACTTGTTTATTGGGTGTTATTTTATCAAGTATTTGTTGTATTTTAGGATCTGAAGCAAATCGTTTTTCCAGTGTAGCTTTTGCTCTCACTGCATTCTGTTTGGCTTTTACAAGATCTAGGTCGTTTTCAAATTTAGACATAACACTATTTATTCTACTTAAATTTGAACAAAAGTAAAGGACTTTTTACGATTTTATTTGATTTTTAATTTTCTTGGCATACTCAGGTTTTAGGAAGTCAATTTGTGCCCAAGGAAGTTTGTTATATCCTTCTTCTTCTGCCCATCTTACGAATAGACCAACCTCTTTACCATGTGCTTCTACTTCCCAAGGAGCATCCCAATAATCTAACTTTTTAGTGTTAAACCCTTGCTTTCTATAACGAGTCCTAAAGCCATCAGAATATTCATACATTTCACCAGATGCCCATTGCTTAACATGTATCATTTCATGGGCAATAGTTTCTAGCAAAGGTCTTAGTCTAGATTCCTTTTCAACCTGTATCTTAAATTTCTTAGGACGATATGCTTCATCGTCAATCCAAGATAATCCTTGGACTTTTTCCTTAAGATATAAGTTTTTTTGTATTACGATATTTACAGTGACAGATGTTCGGAGTCGAACATCCATAGTTTTTCGAGAGACCCAGTGGGCGATAGAGCGAACAAGTTTTCTAGTCTCGGCATCTCCACCTCTGACATTGATTATTGCTTTATCTCTATACCACTTTGCCATATCAACTATTTAGTGATATTGGGAAAAGGTTGGGTTTACTCATATCTAGCACCATTGAATACAGCAGCAAAGTGTAATGGCACTACATCATTATTATAGACTTTATGAAATTTATTGGCTGGCACTGGGATGATGTCTCCAGCTTTTACAGAGATCGTTTCATCTTCAACTTCCATGAGTCCAGTGCCAGTTGTAAATACATAAACTTCTTCCTGTTGTGGGTCACTGTGTACATGACCATTAGTTTCACATCCAGGTTGTAAAATTGTGAGAGAAGGTACGAGAACATTCAATCCTTCATAATCTAATACAGTATATCTTTCGTCTTTCTTTGCTACTTTCCAGACCATTGCTCACTCACCCTTTCTCTCAAATCTGTGGAGGAAAACCTATGTTCCCTCTTATTAAAATATAATTCTATATCTCTTCTCTTACATATATCCTTACCAGTAAAATCTTTTTCTCTATATTCCTCGCCTAGTATTCTAACATCAATCTCATATAATTCTAAGATATCTTCTAAATCTTTTTCGCTTGAATATGGTATAATCTCATCAACATATTTTACTGCTTTTAATTGTGTGTATCTTTCAACGACAGTTTGTATTGGAGCATTTTTATCTTTTCTATCTATACTAGGATCTATCTGTAAACATGCTATTAAATAATCGCATTGAGATTTGGCATCCCTTAACATTTGTACATGACCAGCATGAAGCAGGTCGAAAGTTGAAGCAGTTATACCAGTTCTCATTGTTGATAGATTCTAATTAATATATCTAATGGCTCATGCTGACCACCATATGGACTTATCCATATTATAAGACCAACAAATAACATTGCTATTGCTATACCTAAGATAAATGGTTTTAATTCGTTCAAAAGAAACCTTCTAATGTGCTTAAATTTTTATCATATTTACCACCAGATGTATCACGCAATTTTAATTCAGCATGCCCAGTAGTCTTACGAATATACATCGTACATAAATCGTCAAAGTTCTCAGCAATCCACTCAATACTTGACTTAATATTTTCAGCAGTTCTAAATGTTTGTAAGCCACCAACCTCTTTATAGTAATTAGATTTTACAGTAATATCATCAAGTCTTACGACAACACCATGTTTTCTATATTGACGCATACTATACTCATAATCTTCACCATGATTAGTATGACGATCTAATTCAGGATCGTGGTCAGCTATAAATCCATACATACTAGCGATAATATAACAAAGTTTCGTATATGTACGATGCTTCATAAAGTACGCATTTGATGCTGCATATATACCGAAAGTCTTAGCATCGTTATCTTCACATGCTTGGAAACCTCTAAGTATAACTTCTTTTTCAAAGTCTTCAACACGCAGTAAGTTTTGCTCGCCATCCTTAACTTGTACTTCTTCAATATCATCATCAAAAGACATGACATAAGTTCCTTCAGGATAATACTTCTCTATGAAGTTTCTTTGCTTACCAATAGTTGGTACACCTTTTACGACTTCAATATTTTTTGTGTATTCAGTTTTAGATAAAGTATCTACATAATTGTCATACTCTCCTGGCTCCTCATCATTCACGAATACTTTAATCCTAGCTGGGTCAATATTATATGACTTTAATACCTCGATGGTTTTATTCATCACAGTTTCGTGTCGCTTATATGATGGGATACAGATTTGATAATCTTTTAAAATGTCCATTAGAAAAATTCCTCCAAACTTGATGACTGACTGTCGGGATGATACTTAGTCAATACATCTATACCTAATTTATTTTCTAAGAAATCGTACCACTCACTTTCATCCCACATTCCAGGACTGATACCATTCCATAATTTTCTTTGTAAAGGGTGTTCTTTATTAGTTCTACGAGCAGTGACATAATCTTCCCTTGCCCTTTCATAATCCCAAGATCCAAGTTCTAACATTTTTTCCCTAAAATAACACACGAATGATATTCTTTCAGCATCATCAGATTCCATAACCATAGGTGTATTACCATGTATTCCGTCATGATTATTAATTAGTAATAAATCTCCAGGACGAATGTTTACAGCAACCTTATATTCAGGAAGTATTAAATGACCACCTGAGTATTTACCATTATTAGATACAACAGTAAGATTAGAAAAACCTTCATTCAAATCACCAGCATCTCTATGGTAAGCTGTTCTAAAAGTTTTGTTTACAGTAGCAGTAGTAAATACAGTTCCTGGAATAATAAACTTAGAATCTAATTTACCACATGCTTCATTCTGCTTACCATATCTGACAGGTAATAGATCTTCAAATCCTTTACTAAGTTGTTGTAAGAAAGGAAGTGCCATCTCAAACTTATCATAATTATCACGAGTGTAAGTTGTAGGACGACCAAAAGGAATACGAGGATATCTGTCAAAATAACCTGCGATACCTGAGAAAACCTGATTAGCATAAGAAGTTGTAGATGTAAGTTTATCTCTAACTCTATTCGCTTCAGCTACCATTTCATCTTTGGGTAATAACCTTATCTCTTCAACCCATGCTTCAAACTCAAATGCTTCCTCAGCAACTTTAAGAGCCAACCATACATTACCTCTACTGTCATCAGCAATATTCTCTCTACCTTTCCACTTAGCTTTAATATTTTCTACTGGGTCAGAACCATCTAGTGTTGTAGATGGGTTTTGAAAATATGCCAATAATTCTTCATGGTAATTAGTGACCCAATCTCTAGAGCCAAGCGATTTGGTTTTTTCTATACCTGCTGCGAGTCCACGATTTTCAGTGGCACCTGCTGCTTCACGAAGTCCTTTATATGCTTCGTCTTGTTGTTCTTGAGAAAAGAAGTTCTTTCTAAACTTGAATATAATATTTTCTTCAGAGTTTTCCTCACCCATAGGTGTAGGAGCATAAAAATCACAATCATAATCAACTAACAACTCATAATGACTTTCGTCACCAAATCTACCCAATATATTTTCACAGTCAAATTTCTTAGGTGCTGTTATTGTTTTTGTCATACCTTAAATCCTTCCATACTTAATCGTTCACCTGCATCGGTTTTATCAAATACTGCTCCGATATCTTTTTCTTCCTGCCCACTATCCATTATATTACTTTGGGCAGATTCTTCAACATTGTACAATCTCATCTTGTTTTTATCAACCCCAACTACAAATCTCTTATAATAGTTAGGATCTGAATATCTGTTTTTAAGTTGTTTAATCATCCATTGTCCCATATTATCCAGTTCTTCACTAGCAATAATCGCAAACATTAGATCGGCAGTAGCTGGTAAACCGAAAGACTCCGAAGTATCTTCAAGACCAACATCAGTATTATTATATCCACCTCTTGTAGTTTGAGTAGCTGATACGATAGGACAGTTATATTCAACTGCCAGACCTCTTAGTTCTTCAGCAATAGATTTGATATAAGAATAAGTATTTACATTGGCACCCATCCTTAGTCTTTGCGAAGCACAGATATTTAGATAATCGATAAATATAATATCTGCTTTGAAACCTTTTTTCATTTTAAGTTCTTCAAGTAATGCTCTGAAGTGACCTGCATGAGCAGCACCTGTAGGATATTCTTTTACAATCAGTTTACCTTTACTGTTTTCTTTTACTTTATTAATTCTCTTACTGAATATATCATGGTCAACAACTTTAATTTCATCCATACCCAAGTTCAATAAGTTTGCGTCAATCCTTTCAGATATCTTTTCTTCAGCCATCTCCATAGTGACATAAAGAACATTCATACCCTCGTTCAATACACTAGATGCATGATGACACATAAACAAAGATTTACCAACACCAGTACCAGCCATGGCGATGTTAAGAGTTTTTTTACTCAAACCACCACGAGTAATAGTATTCAATAAATCAATATCAAATTTAATTTTTTCTTCAATCTTATGATAAAATTGAAATCTATCATCAGCATCTTCAAGATAATCATGACCGACAGAGTCATCAAAGCAAACACCCAAAGCATCCTGCATCATTTTAGGAATAGCATCTTTGGTATGTACTTTATCACGACCATCGATAATTTTGATAGAGTCCATAATAGTATTATGTACTGCTCGTTCTTTACACCATTCCTCAGTTTTATCATATAGCCAATTATCATTAATAGATTTTGGCTCAGACATCTGCTGTATTTTTTCCTGAATAAGAGCATGCTCGTTTTCAAATAAATCTTTTCGTTCAAAAACTTCAGAAGCAATCATATCAGGATTAGGAATGTTGTTGTACTGTAAGAACAGTTTATCAAACTCTTCAAATATTATCTTTTCAGTTCTATCTTGGAAATATTCAGCTTTAATAAATGGTACTACTTTTCGGCAGTACTCATCATTATGAATAAGATTATTTAATATAGTGTCTTCAATACGCATAGTTAGATTCTACCTGTAAAAAAGTTAAATGTCAAACTAGGCATCTTCTCCTAATGCTTCCTTCATTTCATCCTCGCCACCTCTAAAAAGAACTGCTTTTTCAGCCATTTGTTCTTTTATCATAGCCATTAGGAAGTCGCCAAGTATTTTCTCAACTTCAACCTTTGGTACTGGTCTATATTTATCTGGACCATCTATCTCATAATTATAGTCAAGTTTAATAGTACCATCTTCAGTGGGTTGAAAAGAAACTTTACCAAAGGAAACTATTTTATCTTCTAGGATGCCTTGATTGACTTTAAGTTTCATGAAACCTTGTTCGTTGGTTTCTTCTAATACTGTATGTGGAAGTTGTTGCTGACCTGTATCTCTCAACTTGTCAGTATGATAGTTTTCCTTTTCCCATTCCTCTTTTGCTTTTAAGTAATCTTCTTCAGATACATAATCATTAGCAGAGTGGATTGGTTGGTACTCTTTAGGATTATTCCCCTGTATTATCTTCGGTTTCTTGCTCACTTTCAGTCCCATACATAAATTTAGATTTACAGTGTTCGTCAATCTGTTTTAATACTTCTTCAGTAAAAAACTTTTCTGGCTCTTTCATAATAACTTTACCAAATACTTTTTTACCATCTACAGTAATACGACCACCAGCACTTTCCCAGATACCTGCTTCAACAGCAAGGTCGGTAAGTCCATGATATCTAGATAAACCTGTTTCAAAATTAAGTTTACATTCAACTTTCATTTGCTCCTTAGTAAATCTAGACTTCTGAGTAGTTGCTTTAATAATATTGCCCACGATTTCTGTACCATCACGATCTTTACTTTTACCCAAGAACACGATTGTAGATGCAGCATATTTTAAGCCACCTCCACCACCCATGTCTTTCATAGGTACATAAGATCCTATAACATCGAAAGTATGATTGGTCACAATCATTGGTACATCAAGCTGTGCGAGTTTTAGACTCAATACTCTGAAAGCACCTCTAACTAATTGTGCTCTCGTCATATCACGAGTATCCTTACCCTCTGCTACATCTGCTACTTCTTTATTTGTAGAGAGCATACCCAAAGAGTCTAAACAAAATAGGATAGGTTTCCTTGCCTGTTCAGGTACAGTTTTATGATTTTCAAGAATACGCACAGCTTGAGTACGAAACTCTTGAATAGTTGTCACTGGTACAATAACAAATCTGTTTGTGTCAATATCTCTATCTTCAAGGATTTGCTTAGTAAGTGCACCCTCTGTTTCAAAATATATAACACCTGCTTCTTTATCCATGTCTAGGAAGTTTTTAGCAACTCCTAGAGCGAAAAAAGTTTTACCTGTAGAACTCTCACCAGCAAGGGCAGTCACCTTGTTTCCTGGAAGTCCACCATAAATAGAACCACTCAATAAAGCATTAAATGCGTAAGACCCTGTGTCAACAAAACCGACATCAGAGTCTAGAGCATTTTCCGCAAGTCCTGCGTACTCGTTATCGAGATTATCTATAAGGTCGTTTAAATACCCAACCATATAATTTTCTCCTTTAGTTAAATAGATGCGTCAATAGGTTTAGATTCTACTGGCTCTAACTTTTGCATCTTAATGTTAGGTGCCAACCTATTATTTGTTTCAGACCATTTCAATCCGACATATACTCGATACAACCCATCAGCTGTAATGAATACATCTTTGTTCCACTCTTCATATCCAGGAAGAGAAGTAGGAGTGATTATGTTGTTAGTTTGACTTGTAGATCTTTCAACCATTAAGTCTTCACCTTCACCAGATCCTTCTTCTTTATATATACTCTCATTTTGAGTAATCCTGCCATTCACTTGGTCAGCTAAATCCGACTTTGCGATAGTAGTAGCTTTATCAAGAGCAAACTGAAGATCGTAAGAAACTGAAGAGCCGACACCATAAATAAATTCTTCGGCATCCCTGTTTCTAATTAATCCTTTTTCTACTTCTGCGTCTAAGTACCAAGTCGGCACTTTATTAAGAACACCATCACGATTTGCTTCAGTGGCAATCTTAGTAGTAGAACATGCTGCCAAAAATACCAGCATACCTGAGATTAGTAAGATTTTAAAATTTTGAAATGATGACATTATAAACCTCCTTCACGATTTCAATTATGTTATTTGCCATTTCAGGATAGAAGTAAGTAATCCCAATCCCGATAGCAACTCCAATAATATATTTCATAATATAGTTATCTCCTAGTTCATTTCCGTAATTAGCTTCACGAATACAGAATACATTAATAACTGAGCACCCTCATATAATAGGGCATCAGTTGCGTTAGCATCTGGGTCAAACTTTTGTTTTCCCTGCTTAGTTTCTTCCTTACATGTTCTAGTAGTTATCTCCTTAACTATAATACCATTTTGGACAACCTGAGTCGTCTCTGTAGTACAGTTTGGACCATATGCTACAACCTTAGTCAAAGGTGCAGTATAGGCTGGAGGAGAACACATAGTGACTCCAAGCATCATCAATATAGCTATTACTTTATTCATTATCATCATTCTACTCTTAAAAAACTTAAAAGTAAACCTCTGCTAAGTCTTTGAATTTAAAAGAAATCCTCAAGACTGGCTGTTTGCTTTACTTTCCATCCAAGTGATTGTATCATGATATCGACTGGATCTAAGAATACCTTTTCAAACATCAAGTCATAATCAGCATAATCATGTATGCCGAACTCTTTAGGAACAACATCTAGGAAGGATATAACATTCTCCCTGATGACATTAGGTTTTTTCAAGTAAACGAATTTAATTTTCTCACCCTCTTTAATATCATTGTATCTTAGGTCTATGTTCTTTTCTTTCAAATAATGATTATAAAGTAAAGCACCTCTGACATGAATAGGAGTTGCTTTCCTATATATGCTCATAGAATCTTTATAGTTGCTGAGACCATTTACAGATCTAGGGAAGGAAATCTCTTCAATAGGTAAAGAGTTGAAATAGTTTCTAGTCTCTTCAATATATTTGAAGAGTTCATTATTATCACCATGTAGGATAACTGGTATCACACCCTTTAGAAGTTCACGAACAGCATAGGGAGTAGAAGATTTAATCATCTCTAGTCCCATAATTTTCATCTTAGGTTTTTTATAGGACACACCTTCAGAATTATATACTGAAAGAACATACCTTTTTTTCGCAGTCCATAAACCTTTATCAGCTAGAACTTCTCTTTCCATAACCATCTTGTTAGCAAAGGCATTTTGCCTATTAGCCAGTTCAGAATATTGTTCATTTATATATGGCATAAATTTATCATTACATATAGTGTCTAGGAACTTGATGGTTTTATTTATGTCAGATTGTTTATCTCCCATAACTTTATCTACAAGTTTTTCGAATGTCACATATATAGAATCTGTATCAACAGCGATAATATAATCTTCGTTTTCTGTACCGATTATCTTGTTGAGATATTCATTCATTCTATCGTGTATCCAACGAATAGATAATTGACCAGAAGTAGTAATAGCTTCAGCCATTTTTAAATTAAAGTATCTGAAGTATTGATTACCAAGTGCACCATAAGCTGAGTTAAGAGCAATCTTCAAACCCATCTGATAATTATTCTTACTTGATATAACTTTTAGCTGACGAGTATCTTTCTCATCCTCATATAATTGCTGTGCTTGAAGCATCTCTTTCTTAGCGATCTTCCTTTGATTATAGAAGTCTTCCATAATACTAGGGAATACACCTCTGAAATCTTTTCTATATTGAGAGCCATTGGCAGCAACAGCAAACTCCGAATCTATGGCAGGGTTTTTAAGATAATGCTCAACTCCTTTTTCTACAGACTCAGGTTGTAGAGTTTCGGGAGATATATTATATTGCATAATTAAATGGGGATACAGCGAGTTCAAGTCAAATGAAGCAACCCATTTATGTAAACCAATCAATGGCTCTTTTACGAATGCTCCTTCAAACTTAGTCTTTTTATCTTCATTAGATTTCGGTGGTATTACCACATTTACTTTCATCAGATAATTGTGAACAATCATATCCCACATACGAACCTGAGAAAATACATCATCATAATTAATCTTAGCATTATATGCCATAGTAAGCTGAAGTTCAATCAGCTTCATTTTATCTTCTAGCCTGTCAACTAATACTGTATCAATAACATTATAATCAACAAATTTATTCCAATCATTTCTATAGAACTCTGAGAATGTTGCGTACTCACTATGGTCAAGTTTCTTTTGACCAAGTTCAACGAAGGCAATATTATCTAGACGATAAGATTCTTGTGCTGTGTAAGTATATTTTTTATAGAGGTCAAGATAATCAAGTTGAGCAATACCTGCGATTGCTATGGCGAACTCTTTATTACCTTTTACGAATATCTCTCGTTCATGTACAATTTTCCAAGGAGACAATCTACGAGCATGGTCTTCGCCAATTACATGACACATTCTTCGCCATAAATATGCGAGGTCAAAAAACTGAGAGTTCCAACCTGTAATTACATCAGGATAATTTTCAATCCAGTAATCTAGGAACTTGTGAAATAAAATCTTTTCATCACGACAATATACATATCGCCAGTTATTATGTTGCTTTTCGTCACCTGTATATTCTTTAGTGCCGAAAGTAATAATCTCTTTTGAATGATTATCTTGTAAAGTAATTAGTAGAAGTTTCTCGTTGGCTCGTTCAATATTAGTGAATCCTTCTTCAGTTTCAGTCTCAATATCTATTGACCAAATCTTAATAAGTTCTTTATCCCATTCAATATCATCCTTAAACTCATCATGCATATATTGGTAATGCCACTGAGTTTGACCATGTACTTCCATAACATCATTGTATCGGTGTACAAAGTCTTTAGCATCCTTTATAGATCCTTGTTGGATTTTATAAGCAGGATGCCCTTTAAGAGTTTTGTATGGTGTTTCGCCTTTACCTTTTGTGACCCATACACTGGGTTTGAAAGGTATCTTCTCGGCTTTTCGCTTCGTGCCAGAAATATATCTGACTAGAAGCTGATTACCATGGGGATGAACATTTGTATAAAACTTCATTAATACAACTCTACTCTAGATTTGTTTAAAAGTAAAGTTATACAATTAATTTTTTTTCGGGAGTCATAATACTAGGACTTCCCCATATTCTCTTATATTCGTCTTTTAATTGTTGGGTTGGAATTACAACAGACTGTATAGCTGTTTTGTAAAATATGATAGAATTAGCTGGATCGCCATATGGGCAATAAGGTGCTAATCCTACTTGTGATTTTCCTTGGTCATTAGGGTTATCGGTGACTAGCATACTTGGAACTTTACATTCATATTGCTCAACACCGAAGTCGACTATTTCTGCTACGATAATCTCACCTGAGTTCATCATAAACAATTTGATATTTTCATCTTTCATAATATATCTCCATATTAAAGTGGTGCTCCCCAGCATCGGCTGGGGAGTCTTGGTTAATTACTTAATGTCGATGACTTTAAGTTTCTTCTCTTCAGGAATAATCCTTTCGAGTTCGACGGAAAGCATTCCATCTTTTAGAGTGCCACCTTTGACTATAACATCATCAGCAACTGTAAATGTACGAGCAAAGTTTCTCTTAGAGATACCTCTATGTACATATTCTTCTTCAGTTGTTTCTTCAGAAGGCACCGACTTAATAGTCAAAGTGTTCTCCTGATGTTCAACTGTAATATCTTTTTTAGAAAACCCAGCCACAGCCATTTCAATAGCAAACTTCTCATCGCTGAGTCTTTTGATATTGTATGGTGGATAAGTTTCTTGTTTGTGGATTTCTCCGACTCTATCGAATGTATCGAATAAATTGTCGAAGCCGATTGAAAAGGGAGCAAGTCTGCTGTCCCTCCATAGATTATAATGCGTCATATTTTCCTCCTTATGAAGCGAGTTTAATTTACGAGAACCCATTATGGCATTCTCTCTACATTATATATAGGTATCATTACAAAAATTTCAAGTCCTTTATATAAATTATTTTACGAGACCCTCACGAATAATGCTGGCACTTTGTACCAGTCAGCTCCTGCAGGATCGTACGATGTTGCTTGCTGTGGACCCATATTTCTCCAAGTGCTATTACCTGTAGAATCTATTTGTGCCCAGCTGTTCAAACCACCTGCGTCTCCAGGGTTTAAACCTGAAGCAGTATTGGGTGGCGAATAATTGCTTGTATATCCTGGACCCAAGTCACTTGTGCTTATAGTTCCAGTATGATACCAAAGTTTGTCACCAGATACAGTATTTCCAACATTAATAAAGTCTGGAGTTGTACCAGCTAAATCATTGAAATAGTATAGGAAAGCATAAGACTGATTATCTCCTAAAGCTGTAGATGGTAAATTTGTTGAGTTAGTAGCAGTTGTAGCAGTGGTTGCTGTTAGAGCATTCCCAGTAGTATCTGCATCAATAGATGAAGGCAATCTAGCTTTGTTTAAAGTACCACTTGCTATATTAGTAGCATTAGTTGTATCAGTAGTTGCCGATGCTGCCAGCGAAGAAGTATCTGCTTTCGCATTTATCTGTGTTTGTACATTTCCAGTCACACTATTAATATGTTGAAACTCTGTGTTAGTCACAGTTCCATCAGCAATCTTAGTTGCGTCAATCGCAGCAGATGCTTTTATATTAGCATCTTCAATATTTGAAATAGAGTTGCCAGTACCATCAGCATCAATAGTTTTATTTGTTAAAGTATCAGTAGATGTTCCAGTTAGGTAGCCAGCATTATTGGTAAACATATCAACATTACCAGCTTTATTAGTAAGAGTATCAGATGAAGATGCTGTGATATATCCACTATTATTAGTGAACATAGAAATATTTCCAGACTTATTAGTAAGTGTGTCTGTAGAAGACGCTGTAATAAATCCTGTTAAGTCAGGTGGAGTATTAGTAAATACACCTGTGACATTATTAAATGCCAAAGATCCAGTACCAGATGCTGAAGCATTGATGGCTGATAAATCTGTATATAAGATACCAGCTGTATCGGATCCAGGTTGCCATTCCCCAGCAGATGCGTTGTATTTTAAAACCTGACCATTAGAAAGTCCAGTAGTATTTACATCTCCTAGTGATGCCAATGTCACATTCGCACCCTGTAATGCAGATACTAGATTTCCATATGTAATATGTTTTGTAGTAGATTCGGAAGTGTCAACAATCAGTAATTTATCAATGGACTCTGGGGTCGCTAATACTGGAAGTTCACTAATCTTTGCGTCAGCCATTTACTCTCCTTATTTCTTTTTCCCAATATTATATTTAGGTACTAATTCCCAAGAAGATTTATCTTTATGGGATAAAACCTTAATCTGAGAGAGGGATGCTTTTGGCTCAGCTTGACTAGAATCTACAATATTTAATAGTTCCCAATCTTGTAGCAGAACAGCAATAGTATTCCTTCGCTCAATATCGTTATTAGCTATATTAGATTCTTTACCATCTAATGCGAAAAGTTCTTTAAAATGTACTATGAAATACTTGCCTTGTTTATGTAAAATATGGCAAGACTGAAATAGTTTGTTTTCTGTGCGAGAAGATATTCCTATTCGAGTTAGGGTTTCTCTAACTTTTAGAAAGTTATCTGGCTCTGGGAGTGTGACTTCAAGCATCTTCTCCGCAGTCCAATCGTAATGTATCATTTCAACTGACATGTCTATTTACCACCTTTATTTAGTTTTTGTTCAATAATGCTCATCTGGTCAGTTGTTAATATATCCATCACCTGACGAGCCTTTTCTGGAGAATATCCATAATATTCCATAACCAGTTTCAAAGACTCGGTTTGCTTCTCATTTTTATGCCACTTCGAGAACCTTTTGCCTTTTGTAATAGTATTTAGTAAAAAATAGTATTGCCAAGACTTCGGGATATCATGATATTGGTTCATCATGTTGGACTGCATTATTGTGTCAGGGAAATAACTCAAACCTCTATTAATAATAAAGGGTACATAATCCTTATCGGCAAGAGGATTATCCTGGAATAGATCCTTCTTGTCGTTAGTTATGTTGTTAATATAAAGGAAAGGGTTTGCCATTATTTAAACTTACAGGAAGCCATTATCTCTGTAAGTGCTGCCATTTTATTAAGTTCATGGTCAGCGACAAATGCTGCTTTATACTGATAATCTGCGAGAATCAGAACCATTTGTGGAACTGAAGCAGATTCTAGTTTGTTATTAGCATTATTAAATATATCAGAAAATAATTGGGTTGTTTCAATATCACTATTTTTAGTGACCCATTTACGAACCTCTTTGAAGTTCTTATCCTTTAGAAGTGTAAAGAGATTATTCCAGGACTCTTCACTGACATTAATCATAATGCCACTATCTATCTTACCAGATACTGAATATCTTTGAAGTTCGTTCAGCACCCTTCGGAAGTCAGGATAATGTTTTTGTATAATTTCTACAACTGCTTTTTGCTCAAAGTCCACACCCTCAGTATTAAGAATATGCTCCACTCTTTTATAGAAAGCTGTAGCAACTGCTGGTTTATCCTTAGCATCAGTCCTAAACTCAACCACAGCACATCTAGAGTGAAGTGGCTCAATAATCCTATTCTTAAAATTACAGGTAAATATAAATCGGCAGTTCCCAGAGAACTCTTCGATAAATGCTCTCAGTGCTGGCTGAGTACTGTTCGGATTCAAATAATCAGCTTCATCAAGAATAACGATTTTCTTTGAGTCAGTCAGGGAAACCGACGAAGCAAAGTTTTTGATTTTTGTTCGTATCACATCAATGCCAGATTCTTCGGAACCATTAATGAACAGATACTCAGCACCGACTTCGTTGCATAGTGCTTTGGCGACAGTAGTTTTACCGACACCAGCAGTACCACAGAACAGGAAGTTCGGCAGTTGCCCACTAGCAACAAACTCTTTGAATGTATCCCTTAAACTGTCAGGAAGGACACACTCCTCAATAGTCTTAGGTCTGTATTTCTCGACCCAAATAAATTGGTCATCCATAATATAAATCTCTCAGTAAAATTAAAAGTCAAAAGTAGAGTCAGCTTCAACTGCGATGAAGTAAGTCAAGTCATTCATCTTAGAAGCAAACTTAGAGATTCTTTTCTTAGAAATAGAAACTACATAATCCCCATCTAGCATTTTGAAATTATCAATCCTGAAATTTACTTTAAACACTTTATCAGTTGTGCCCAAAGTAGCATCCCAAGAGTTAGAAGTAGCATTCTTTTTATCAGCTACAACTACACTAACATTCGAACCATCACCAATGAATGATACATCACCAGATCTCAATACTGAAGATGTTTTCATAATCATATCATACATAGTTTTTGATAAGTCGAATTCAATATCTGCATCAACAGGAAGAGCATCTTTAGTTGGCGATGCTAGAACTGATGGATCGGCAGCAAAATATTTTACTTTAGATTTACCATTTGCTACAGTGACAAACTTTTCATCAAAGGCAAGTTCAGGATCTGCATCAAATAAAGAATACACACCCAAAAACTCATTTAAGTCATAGATACCAAACTCACCATCAAAGTTTTCTTGGACAGTAGTACTAGCCATAACATTTTTTTGTGCTGATATAGTCGATAAACGATTACCAGCTTTAATAAGAATATTGCCATTAATAGTGGCAAAGTTCTTAAGGACACTCAAAGTTTCTTTCGAAATTTTCATAATATTATTTCTCCTTGTTAATTTTATCATGTTGATGTAAAGCCATCAATGCATAGTGAAGTATTTTTAAAATATCGGCACGATTATAACCATCTTTCTTGCCATACCTTTGGGCATACTTCAATACATTACCCATAAAAAATCCCATACCATGACCACAATCAATAATAAATTCACTTGCTTGAAATGAGTTTTTACTGTAGTGCCCCATGTAAGTTTTATCAATATATTCTTTGAAGTCTTCAATAAGTTTATCTTCATCAAATTTATAATCAATATTAGGATTTTTATTTTTCATATTCAATACTCTATATTAAAAAAACTTAAAAGTAAAGTGGTGGACTCGACAGGACTCGAACCTGTAATACAAGTTTAGAAGACTAGTGTGATATCCAGTTTCACCACGAGTCCATCCACTGTAAATAAATGCAAAAGGGAAGGAGATGGCAGTCCTTCCCTTTCTATCATCAGCTATCGTCAGTCAATAACAGATGAATCCCTTAAATCAGGAACTGAAACACCATTATCTTCATCGGCGACATCTATATCAATACCGAAGTCTTTCAGTTCCTGAACGAAGTCGGCATCTTCCTCGTCTTTTATGACAAACTTTGGTTTCGGTAAACGAGATATCTTTATATCCTCAGCTTCACGAATCGCCATCTCTGAGTCTGCTCCTGGAGCAGGAAAGAAATAGATGCCTTTGTCGATCTTGTTAATCTTATAATTCCAATTAGGTGTACCGATCTTAGGAAAACTAGGATCTTCAGCATGTTTTTCTTTCAGCTTAACAATCCCTTCAGTACATTTTTCCAAAGTAATAGCACCACCAGTCTCAAGTTCAGGATAGACAACAATCATGTTATCTACCCATCGCTTTTGAAACTTAGTAAGAAGTTCGTATGGTGTAAGTTCCATTATTCAGATACCTCTTCAGTAAATGGGTTTCTATCACTATCTTCCTCAGCTGGAGAATCCATTTCCCCAGCAGAGATTTTAGTGTAAAGGTCAAGGAATGCCATTTTAGTGACATCATCAAACCTATTCAAGCAAAGTTCAATTGCTTTCTTCTCGTTTTTAAAGATAGAAAAAGCACGAACAATGTGAGTCAACCTACGAGTAGTGATATTCTCGTCACAACCACCATCATCAAAAGTCTTACGAACAACTGCTGCCCACTTAACTAAGTTAGAAGCAAAGTCGTCAAGACTTTTAGATTGGTTGATAGTTTTCTTCTGGTCAGCTAGACCAAAGTGAACGAACAGATTTTTAACAATCTCTAACTCAACTTTTTCAGTTGGGTAAGGTTGGTTAAAAGTCACAGCAAACCTTTCTAGGAATGCTTCGTTAAGGACATTCGTACCGATGTATCTACCATCGTCAGATCCTTTACCTTTAGTGTTCGCAGTTGCGAAGATATTAAATCCTGGAGCAGGAGTAATCATTTCATTTTTTAATTTGAAATAAAATGGTTTTCCTTCAAGGATAGGTTGTAAACAAAGAAGTGTATTCGCACCACCAGCATCAATCTCATCAAGAAGAAGAGGGATACCAAATCTCATAGCGATTACAATTGGACCTTCTACGATTTCAACATTACCATCGACCAAAGTTTTAGAACCAATCAACTGGTCTTCATCAGTCATAGTATTTAAGTTGACACGAATTAAAGGTTTTTTCTGCTTAGCACAGATTTGCTCAATGCTAGTAGATTTACCATTACCAGTCGGACCTGCTATGTAAGAAGGATAAAACATACCAGACTTCACAATAGTTTGTAAGTCACGATAGTTTCCGAAAGGAACATAGTTAGGATCCACACATGGAACCAAACTATTTTTATCAACAGTTGTTGAAACAGCTGAAGACTTAGTAGATGGTGTTGATACAGTATCAACAGCAACTGGGTCAGCAACTGGTTTAGAAACAGAACCACCTGGAATTACATAAAGTGCTGGTTTGCTGTTAGCAACTTTATTTTCCCAGATAGATCCTGGTACAGAAATACCAGAAGATCTGACTTCTAGTATTTGTTTGGCAGTCATTTCACGACTGTCACTTGCTTCAGGAAAAAGCTCAAATGCTCTTTCTAGGAAAGCAGTTTCTTTAGATAAGTTTGTCATAATATATACCTCGCTTTAATTTATTAACTTATACAGATGATTCTACTCTCATTTGACCCAAAAGTAAAGTAAAATCGTCCATTTTTTAAGATTTTTTTATTATTAAAAAACAACTACTTATAACCTTTTTTACTTTCCTTGTGATAAAAATGCGTCAAAACTTATCTGTCCAGACGAATATTTCCATGTTCCATCGGTATTATAGTGGGTTGGAAACTCACCTGTTTTATCATAAGCATCGATAGTCTTACGAATATGGTTTCCTTCCTCATTCTGCATACCCATCAACTGATGGAGGACTTTATTGTTTGGATCTTTTCGCCATAATTCAATAGCAAGATAATCCACTACCTTTTCGTCCATTGATGTTTTTATATGTTTTCCCATGTTATAGTTCTCCTTGTTAATAATGTCGTATTATCCCTGCGATAATAAAAAAGCAGGTAATTATTTCTAGATAAAATTTAAACCTATTCATATCCGAACCTTTCTAAGTCTTCTTTGTAATATTTTTCTATTAGTGGTTTGCCTATTTGTAAGTAATCATTATCATCATGTTCTGGCATTCTGCTGGTAATATTTAATTTTTCGCCACCTTCATCTTCAATCTTCTTTACGAATACATTATCAGCCAACCATAAATGTTGTTGAAGCCATGGTCGATATTCAAAGAAACAATCCATTTCATCATTTGCTTTTCCTACAGTATCTAACCACTTGTAATAATTTTCAGGATTATTATCTTGAATAAGTGGAGTTATCTTATTGTAAAGCATAGTATCAAACTTTGACATCCCACCCATATAATGTCCAAAATTTTGCGATATTCTTTGTTTGTGTTCATATTGCATAAAGTCTATTCTTTTATCAGTAATATGTTTTTGTGGCATAAATTTAAGTTCAAACCAAAACAAATAAATTGACAATAATCTATCATGCGGATTCCTTACATGTGTATATATACAATCATAATCAGCATACTGTTTATCATAAGGACTATGCTTTCCTGTGGTCACTTCTTTCATATCATTACCATATAGTTCCTTCAGTTTGTACTTCTCAGTCGTACCACCAGCTTTGGGGATATGTATGTAATAAACTTTTTTAGGAACGATATATGTCATTTTATCCAGTCCACTTTATATTTTTTCAAACTTTTAGGATATGCCTTTGGTAGATATGCTCTTACTCTCGCTAACCAGTTTTCTTTTGGTCTAGAAAAAGAGTAATAATGTATTCCTCTTTCATTTGGTTGATATAAGTATAAGTCATCATCATGTAAATATTGTATCTTAAACTCTTTTCTTTTGTCAGCCATCAATGCTTCAATATGAAAAATTAGGTCTTCAGCTATTTTAATATCTTCTTTAAACTGTAATTTATAGATTGAACCCTTATGAAATCCTATCAATCTATTTAATGTGCCATGCTCATTATTAGGATGCTGATAAAATTTCTGTAATAACTCTCTTAAATCCAACCACTCAGATATATAGGATGTTGGCTTATCGTACTTATCCCCCATATCCTTTCTTATTTGTTCGCTCAGCTGAGCCAGTTCAACCTTTTCATATATCTCATCTTTCCACTTATACTTGCCACCTGATGAGAATAAGAAGTCGCCATCGTACTTCCTTTTGAATAACTCAGGCAGTGTAGATCCCCATGCGTCATCGCCATCTATTAGAAAGCAATAACTAAAGAATCTTAAATTAGTATCCATACCAAAGTTTCTCATCATCAAGTTTTTACCAAATCCTGGATTACCATTACTTCTAGTGCTAGAAAAATAATGACAACCTGTTTCTTCACAAGCAATCTTCATCCTATCTGCCCAATTAGTATCATTGGTGTTCGCGTGTACCCATATAGGATATCCTTGACAACTTTTCATACAGTTAAGAATATCTTCTTTACTGTGGTTGTCACTGATTAAAATTCCTATGACTGCTGTATAACCTGAGTAGGACATAGATATAAAGGTACACCAGCATTCGGTGCCCACTGTTGAGTTTTACTTTGTATTTTAGATATCCGATATGCTTCTTTTTTATCAGAAGTTTCATGGATAACTTTGTTTTGATAATCGCCACCATTTTCTATCACATGAAAAGATTTACCTTTTCGCTTTACATGATATCTTAGTTTTGAATTGGGTGGGGGTGTTTTCTCTTTTCTCATAAAGAAGTACCATATCCTTTCTCTTTAGCATTTATTAAAAGGGTTGCTCGGTCAAAAACCCACGGATCTCTGAGAGGTAAATGATGACCAGTGGATCCATCCCACCGAGCAAATACTTCATCAAAAAATTCTATTTGACAAAGTAATGGATGTTCGTTTTGCAAATCACGAAGTTCGTCAGCCCACTTCTGCCATGTCGCATCATCGACAATGTTGTCATTCATTTCATAATAAATGCAGGAGTGGACTAACATTTGTGTTCGCCTTTGCTTAATCTTTTGTTTTATTTCTTCTTGTGTCATGCTACCCTATCTACGAAAGTATTCATAAGAACTTTAGATTGCCTGTTAGTTTTCAAACCTTTAGTGAATTGCCTAGCGATTTGACTAGCAGTTTTTTTCTCGATGTTATCAATATCAGTAGCATCTACACTAGCAGGATTTAATTTAGCTGTATCTAAGAAAAACATTTCATCGCGACCGAAGTCAGAGAAAGATCCCCAACCACCATTCTTACGAATCTCTAATCTAGCTTTATCAAACCCAAACATAGGATATTCACCATTCCCATCGTAAGAAGGATGGTTGTAGTGATAGAACTGTTGCATACCTCTAAAAGAATTTCTTCCTAGGAAATATCCGATAGTAGTACAACCTCTAGACTTGATAGCATCGAGGAAAGCAAAATCAAAATTATTTCTAGAACCTGAAACAACATATTTCTTTTTAGTCACAGGATCTATAAGAGTATCAACATAAGAACCTCTCAAAGGACGACCATTGATATCAGGATACAGTTCCCTTTCAAGTTGGTAATTAGATTGAATACCTCTACTATATCCAGCACCATCAGTCAAAGTGATAAAGTTTAATTTATCAAGATTATGTTGCTTTTGAAATCTAGAAGTATAACCAACCATAATTTCAAGTGCTTCAGTCAAAGGAGTACCTGAAAGTGAAAGGTTGTATGAGTAGTACCATAAGAAAGAGTGTAAGTAAAAACACATTTCATCAAACTCTTTATTATTCATCTCATTAGTAAGTAGTTGGTACAACCACATATTTTCTCTTCTAATATGATGTAGTTTTTCATTATTAGCAGATTTTGCAGCAACCACTTTTTCGTAATCTTCCTGGGATACTAACTCTACAGAATTTTCATTATCATTAGAATATCTGTTATGTACATTATCATGATTAGAAAATGCCAATACTTCGAAAGGAATATTCACTTTACGACAGAAAGTTGAAAGAATAATTACTTGTCTCATAGTATCACGCATAATATTTTGCATAGAACCAGACCAGTCAACTAACATAACGAATCCATGATTTTTATCATCAGAAACAACATTAATTCTTTTGAATAAATCTTCAGACAGTTTGTAGTTGTAAAGTTTTTTTACATCTAACTGACCAGTCTTAGCAGTTTCAGTACGAGCATACCTTTGAGCAGATTTTTTCATCTCAAACTCTTTTACCATATAATCAATATCAGACTTAATATTGTTCATAAAATTATCATAGTCTTCTTTATAGTATGCACCAGACTTATCGCCAAGATATTCTCTACCATAGTAGTCTTTAAATGTTTCTGTATCACCAGCATGCCAACCACTATCCAAATATACAGACGAACCATTATCTTTAATAACTTTACTATCATTCATAATTTCACTATGAACAGATTCGTTATCGCTTTTATAACCATCAGCTCCTGGAGTTTTAATCTGCTTAAGAATTTTTTTGTAAGAAATTTTAGGATCTACACCCATAGGATATTCTTCCATTTGAACATTTCTAAATATCTTACCATCATACTTAGCATGTTCAGTCATCTTAGTATCAAGCGATGCTTGAGTTTGAGATTCTAAAGAAGTATCAGAATATTCAGGAGTTTGGTCAGCTTGACCCGAACCACCTTCAAGACCAGATGAGAAACTATCACCATTATCGTCATCGCCTTCTTCAGTTTCAACCTCTTCACTATTAGATTCTGAATCGCTTTCATCGTATTCAGTATCGTCATCGCTTTCTTTAGTTTCATATTCTTCGTCGAGGTCAGCATCATTCAGGTCACCTGCTTGAGCCATTTGTTCCTGAAGTGCTTCTTCTTCTTCTTTTTTCTTTTTACGAGCATACTCAGCCAACTCTTTAGCAAGTTCAATAACCTGCGGGAAAGTTTTACAGCTATCAACTCTAGAAACTATTTTGAATTCTTCATCAGAAAATTTGATACCAGACTTAAGACCAATTTTAAAATACAGGTTAATTTTATCAATTAGGTGTAGAGAGTTTACATCTTTACCTTTAATTTGAAAGAAGTCATCATCAGCAAGTTTTTTATAACCTTGTAAAAAGTCAGTACGAAGTCCAGGATACTCAGCTTGAATTAGCTTTTCAATACGAACATCTTCAATAACATTCGCATAGTTTTTAGTAAGTTTATCCTTCATGACTTCTTCAGTAGCATAATTGGGGTCAGTCCATAAAGCATGACCAACTTCATGACCAATCATCAAGTTTTCAACAGTCTCTTCAAGATTTACGAAAGTTGGAAGTGTAAGAACACGATTTTTTACATCGAACGATGCAGTAGGAACTGAAGCACGAACTACTTGTACATCTTCAGTACTGAGTAATTTAGCAAGTATATCTTTAGAATTATTCATTTTACCTCTCAAATAATTTAATTTATACAGTCATTCTACTCTCGTTTGACCCAAAAGTAAAGTAAAATCGTCTCTTTTTTTAGATTATTTTATTATATAAAATCAAGTACTTATAACTATTGGTTGAAATTACCTCTAATTACTTGGGTTGTACGACCACTTTTTGCGTCTTTTTTCATCTTTTTAATGGCTCTATCGAGTTTCATCTTAGATACTCTTTGCGTGAAATCTATTCCTAGCATATGGTCATACTCATGTTGGAACACACGAGAGACATAACCAGATAATGTAGTCCTGATTTCTTCGCCTTTAAATGTTTGGTATTTCACTTTGATAAGTCTAGGTCGAGAAACCATGAGCCAAAGGTTGGGTCTAGATAAACATCCCTCAGTCATTATACTAACTTCTTCTGAAGATTCTAATATCTCAGGGTTGAATATAGCCATAGCTGGTAAGTCCATTTGTTCCTCAGCAGTCAATGCGAATACTTTATATGGTAATCCTATTTGATTGGCTGATAATCCTGCACCCTGTAATTTTCTAGAAGTCTCAATTAATAACAATCCAAGTTTTGCTGCTTCCTCTTGTGGATTTTCATCAAAGTTCCACTCGTCTTGTGGGGAAGTTAGTAATGGATCGTTGTATGGTATTAATTCACCTTTTGCATCATCAAGTACATTCATTATGAGATTCCTAGTTTTTTCTCCAGATTAGTAAGTTTATCTTTTAGTTTTAGTTTGGTAAGTTTTAGTTGTTTGAGTTTTTCAGAGTCAAATCGATGCTTTTCAACTTCTTCATGTATTTCATTATGTTCGTAATTAACTCTATTATATTGTTCCATTAGATGTGCTTGTGCGTTCATGTATTATACTCCTTGTTCGATTGATGAAAAATCATTCTTCTTAACAAATTTAATTACACTTCTAAACTTGTCAAAAAGTTGATCCCCTTTATGAGATATAACGAAAACATTTGTTCCCTCGCCGATTTCATTTAGTACTTGTAGGAACAAGTCAGTACCACTCGCATCCATACTACTATCAAAAATTTCATCTAGTAGTAATAGATTTGTATTTACTGAATTCTTCATCTTGGCTATTTGTCTCCAAGTAAATAATATTGCTAGATCTATCCTCAACTTTTCGCCCTCAGAAAAACTATCATATGTAAACTCGTCCCTATATCTTGAGCGAATAGTTTCATTGAATGTTTCATCCAGTTCAAAGTGAACGAAGAAGTCCATTGCTTGTAGATATTTGTTGATAAGTTTGTTAATGATAGGAAGATACTGGCGAATAATCTCAGTTTTAATGCCAGACTCAGCGAGAAGTGTTTTAGATACATCTTCAATTTGTTTTTGTTCTTCAACTTGCGTTTTTTCCTCGACTGCTTTTACAGCAGATTGTGCTAGTTCTTTAAGTTTCGCTTTCTGTGTTACCACATTTTCATCATCAATATTTAAAGTCGATTGTTCTTCTACTAAATCCTTGTTTGTTTTACCCAACAAACTGAGTGATTGATTGAGAGCAGATACCTCTGAGTTCTTGCTCATTATGGTCTGGTTTATAGTAGCAATCTCCTCATATCTTTTATTTAGCTTTTCAAGTGCTTGACTTAGGGAAGATAAATGATTACTTGCTTTGCCCAGCTTGTCGTTTAATTTAGTTAAGATGTTATTCTTATGGTCGTGTTCTATACCTTGCTCACATTGTGGGCATACTTCATTATCTTCAAAGAAAGCAATATCATTAGTAATGCCTGACTTCTTATTATCATAACCAGCCAATAGTTTCTTAGCTTCTTCTAGATCTTTATTAACTTGGTCGCCATCAGATATCTGAGTATTTAAGTAATCAACATCTTTCATTAGTTGTTCGATAGAATTAGTAATATTGGTTATAGACTCTTCATTATTACGAATCTTTTCATTTATCTTTTCTACAGCTTCTTCTTTTACACTGCTTAATTGTTCGAGTAATTCTTTCTGAGAATCTACTTGTTGTTTAGCGACAGTAATATCATTATCAACTTTCATGAGTTGTTCTTTAGTAAGTTTTGCTCTATCAGTAAGCAACTCATTCATAGTTCTAAATATACCGATATCTAAGATGTCCTCAATAACTTGTCGCCTGTGCCATAAGTTTAACTGCATAAATGGTGCATAACTAGCAGATCCTAGAATGACCAGCTTATTAAAAGTTCGCCAATCAAAACCTATTATTTGAGTTTGTATATAAGTCTGCGTATCAGCATTGCTGGCGAAGGAATCTAGTTTTAAACCATCTACATATAATTCTACTTTGTTCGGTTTAGCACCTCGTAATATCTTATAATGTTTATTACGAATCATAAACTCAATCTCTACTTCGAGATTCTTACCATTAATACTATTTACGAGTTGGTCTTTTTTTACTTTACGAAAAGGTCTCCCGAACAGAGAGAACATGAGTGCGTCAAGGATAGTAGATTTACCCTCACCATTTTTACCTACAATTAATGTAGTAGTAGAACGATTAAGATCTACTTCAGTCCATGCGTTTCCTGTGCTTAATAGGTTTCGCCATTTAAGTTTTTCAAAAGTAATCATTCAGCAGTTTCACTTTCAGTTTGTTGTGCTTCAGCATATAATCCTTTAAGGAATCCTTTTACCTTTTCCTTATCTAAATTTGTTTCTACACTATCAACATAACTATTCAATATATTCATGGTATCTTCTAAGTTTATCTCTTCATCAATCTCGCCATCTTTAAACTCAGCGAAGTCCTCGATAATTTTAACATCGTGTGGACCAGCTTTATAAATCCCTTTCATAAATGTATCAAACTTATTAAAGTCTGACTTGTTAGCTACAATCACTTTGACATACTTATCAGCCATAATACTAGCATCAAAGTCATCATAATTATTGGTCACATCATCGTACTCTACTCTTTCAAACATAGTATATGGATTCTCAATAAACTCAAGTTCCATAGTTTCAGTATCCCAGATATGAAATCCTCTTGGGTCTTTATAATCAGACCAAGTTAATTCATAAGGATTCCCAAGATAATATATATGCCCATCGTTGTTCCTATGATGGTAATGACCCGAATAAACCAAACCAAATTTTCTAAACCTTTCTGCGTTTAAACCACCATGAGATTTAACCCCACGATGCATTACAAAACCAGCTATCTCTAAATGACCCATACATATTTCTGCTTTACTATCCTCTAATGCTTCCATACTTGATTGATAATTGTCAGTACAGATCCATGGTAGCATAAAAATATCACGACCATCAACTGTTATATCCATCGCTTCAGGTATAGTAGTAATATTTTTATAATCATTTAATAGTAAGTCGATAGAATTAGTATCGTTGGTGTTCTTATAATAAGTATCGTGATTACCAGCCAACATCCACATGTGCATACCAGCATCTTTAATAGGGTCAAAGAAGAACTGCCTAGATCTTTTTAATGAATGGTAATTGATGTATTTTCGGCGATCGAATGTATCACCAAGATTTAATATAGTTTTGATACCTCTTTCCTTCAAAGCAGGGAAAAAAGTATTTGTATAGAATTTATCCATATAATCTACAAAAGTGATAGCATCTCCTCTAGCACCGAAATGTAGATCGGTTATAATAGCAACTTTACTCATTTACATCGTCCAACGCATCAGAGATGGGTGTGGACTTTTTTTCTTTCTTCTTTTTCTCTTTGGCTTCAAAGTAAGGGTCAAGGACTTGGTTCTTTTTCATATACTCAATATATTGGTTAGTACCTTCGCTATCTTCACCTGCTTCCATGAACGCATCAACATCCATCTCAGCAATTAGTTTCTGCTTCACATAAGTTTGTTTCTTTTCTTTTTTAATTCTTCGTAAAAAAGCATAGAAAATAATTTGCGTAAAGTATGAAAATGGATTACCAGATTTATCAGGGTCGAAGTTATGTATGTATTGAATACAGTTTTCAACACCATCCAGTATCATATCATCCCGATAGGTATAGTTGATGAAGTTAGGTTTGTAAGAAAGGTGTGTACCAATCTTCAATAAGCATTCACCAATATACTCTGGGATTCTAGGTTTATCTTGTTTCTTTTTGCTCGCCTTAGCACAAGCATCTTTATAATCTTTTAGTGCTTGTAGAAACTGTTTATTATCAACATAATGTTGGGGCTTCTTTTTTGAGACTGCCATGTAGTCCTCCTATCAAAACATAATTCTATATAAAACATTCTTAAAAGGCAACTATTATTTTTTTTCATTTAATGCTTGCTTTTTAAGAAACTGAAGAGTAGATTACAGGGTGTTCCAGGGATGATAACGAGACTGTTAGAATCCAACTGATTCTCCACATCCACAACTTCCAGTAGCATTCGGATTTATAATCTCGATATGCGATCCTGCGAAATCTTCTTTATAATCAATCTCAGATCCCATAACATATAACTCTGCTAATTTATCCACTATAATCGTATCTTCAATAAGGGTGCCATCGGCGACTTCGTTTGTTTCTTCCCACTTATAAGTAAACCCAGCACAACCTCCACCATCGAGGGCAAGTCGTGCGTACTTATTCCCACTCGCTTTGAGTTTGATTTGTATGTATTGTTTAGCTTTTGGAGTTATGCTTATCAATGGATTGTTTTCTTTGATTTGCCGATGTTGCCTAGAAGATAATCAAGCACTTCTGCTGTATCCTCTAGTCTGTCTTCGCCCAAGATCTCTTCACTGCGTTGTCTCATAGTTTCGGCAGTTTTGCGTAATACATCTTGAGTTTCAGATAATCTTTTCTTTGGTACTGGTACATCGATGAGTTTTTCATACTCTTCGACTAATTCTATATAAAATGGAACTGAAAAATTATGAAGGACTTTAGTAAACATAATATCTTCTTTTTTAAATGTGAAGTTCCTATCTTCTGCGAAACCACAGAATGGTGCAGCAGCAGTGACATCTACTACCATATCTTGCCTTCTTTCATGAATAGTTTTTAATTCAAAGGGATATTGTACAGATATAGTTTCAGGTGCGTCTGCTCTGATAGTAGCCACTAGAGTTTCCCCTGTGGTTAGCTTAAGAATAATGAACTCGTCATCTTCCCTAATTAATTTTTGATTATCCAACATTTACCTCTACTATTTTGTAGTTAAATTTTTCTTCACTGTATATAGAGAGTCTTTCACTGAAATGTTTTAAAGTATGATTTTTCCAAGATTTCCAAGAAAGGTCATCAGCTATATCATACAAATTACAAGTTTCTTTACCCTCTTTTAGTCTAAGTCCTCGCCCAATAGATTGTAAGTTTCTTATCTTACTTTTACTTGGCGATGCGAAAATAATATTTTCGATAGATGGTATATTAATGCCAGTCGAGAATGTACCAAAAGAAGCAACTATGATATTGTTGTTTGTATCACCTGCTATTTCTCTGACCTTTTCCCTATCCTTTACGACTGTGTCCCCTGACACAAACCAGATGTCCTTTGAACCATCTACCTTTTTATTTAGGTTTTCATATAAAGGAATCCCATGCTTTTGAACGAACTGATATAAGACTAAGGTGTTTCCTTTTAAATCTGCAGCCAAGTTTACTATAAATTTATTTCTATAATCATTAGTCACTAAGAAGTCCATCTCGTCGGCATACTTATTATTTTTTCTACCTTGTCTATCTAAGTCATCATATTTTAATAGTAAGCAAGTAATATCTAAATCGGCAACCTTTTTCTCTTCCATTAATTTTTTAGTTGTAGTGACAGCAAAGACTGGTCCAAACACACCCTCTAGTACTAGCTTATGAACTTTCTTTCCATCAATCGTACCAGTCGTGCCTATCCTGTAATTACAATTAATTAATTTATCCATACAAGTCGTCAAAGATCTAGCTTTAAACTGATGTGCTTCGTCACCAAAACATACATCAAACTGAGCGAACCATGCTTTGGGTTGTTTATATACTGACTGCCAAGTGGTAATTAATACTTGCTTAGAGATATCTTTAGTAAATCCTGAGTATAATTTTTGTACACTATCCTCTACATTCCATCCATTTATAGTGGAATAATCTTCAAAGTCTTTATATAACTGTTCAACTAAGGATGTTGTTGGTACTATGATAATAGCTTTTTTGCCTTGATTTAATAGATATCTAAGTGTAGAATATATAATTAGACTTTTTCCAGACGCTGTAGGACTCACCAAGAGCGTTCTTTCATCATTAATGGCTTTATGTATAGCTTCAACTTGATATTCTCTGGAGCTCAATTTTTGCCCCTTGGATGCTAATTTTAAGGAATTTACCCAGTTTTCGACCTCTTCAAAGGGTATTTTTCGGTCTATTACTACTAAATCCTTACATTCTATCTCATAACCTCGCTCAACAGCGAATCTTTCTACATATCGGTATAATCCAAGATATAATGTATGTCGTATTCTATCATATTGGCGGATTTTACCATCCCACATACGACTTCGGTACTGTGGAGTGAACTGAGCACCTGGAACTGAATAGGTAAAGTAATCGCAGAGCTCCTGTTCAACTGCAGGCTCTGAAAAACAGCGAATATGTATATTACTCGCTTTCTCTATCGTTATTTTAGGCACCAGATATAAATTTTTTCCACTCTATTGAGTTTTTAATGTCCCAACCTCTACTTGAGATTGATTTCATGATACTTTCGGTAGCATATACCATATCTTCAAGATAAGATATGCGTACAGTTTGGTCTATCAGCTCTTTATCGCCATGTAATAGGTCGTCTTGAGCTGATTTTATAGGTTTTATGCCTTGATATTGCTCCCAACCCAGTTCTACTAACTCGTCTCGACCCAACTCACCATTATAATATCGTATTTTTAATCTGCGAAGTGCATGAAACTCTGCTCTTTGTTTAGTAAGTTTCATTTTAAACTCCATCAGGAACTTTAAATACTTTTGGTGTAGGTTTGGGATGCGTACTGCTTCTTTATCTAAGTGGTCGTCATCGACTATCGAGTCCTTTGACCATTCGTCTTGTAATTGTTGTAAATTCATATAAATTATACTCCTAACAACTTAATCTTAGTTGATTTATTCTTAAAAGTAAAGGTCTATTGGCAGTAGTAATAGGTATATTTAAAGGTTGCACGAGTAGAAACCATCATAACATCTTGCATCTTAGCTTCAAACTGAATCGGCTCTAGTGCTGTAGGAAAACAATCAACAAATGTGAATGTTTTTACAGGTTGGTTTTGTCCAGATAATACCTGAAGTGTAGCATCTGAGAAGTTTTGTGATATTTCGGAAATCTTCGCTCTTTCCTCAGAGGTAAGGTATGACAAATATTGCTCATGATTTATTGGGAACCCAAGTCCAATCATCCAGTCATGTATTGCTTTCCAGTTTGTCATGTTAGCATCTACTTGAAACTCGACTACAAGTTCTTGGTATGTGAGTATTTCTCCAGGAATAGGGTTAGCCACTAAAGGTGTTTGTTGCATAAACTCGCCCAAAGTAAGTCCTGGCAATCCAACTGATTGTACAAAGAATGTAGTATCTGGTAATCTGGCTACATCAAAAGTAAAGCCATTAGGATTTAATGGGGATATATCGGTAGGGAATTTATTAGAATATGCAGTCAATTAACTTTCCTCTTTTGTAGTAATTTTAGGTGAGCCAAATGAGATGCCCACATATTTTTAAATTGTTTATTCTGTGCCCGATCTAGAACTCTTTGTAGTTTAGCAATTCTTTTAGCTAGTAGTTCTTCTGGTGCCATTTTCTCTTTGTTCGATTTTCTTTTTAAGATCCTTTTTATCTTTCCACATTTGCTTCAATCGTGGGTCAGATGTTTTATCTATAATCTTATCAAGATTTTCTATATCGTTTAATAAACTTTTATTCATAACAGTATCCCGAGAGCAAGTAAACCAACAGCAAGTCCTAGCAAAAATGCCATGAAAATGAGTTGGTAATAATCTATCTCGAACTTGACTTGAAACCAGTCAATCGCTTGTTCGTATATTTCAATCAACTTAGACATAATATCCTCGATATTACTATTTAGGTCTTTTGAAATCTATATACCGATATAATATTGGTGGAACCAGATGGCTGCGACTGCGAGAGTAGGAGGAACGATGGCGACTAGGGATGGTAATAATACCATATATAGCATGGGGTTCTCGACCATAAAGTCGACATCGTCCTCGTGAGTTTTTGTAGGTTTTTCTTTAGTATCCAAAATAACTCATTCGCATCGTCACGAATGTGGCAACTGGGAATCCTAAAGGAAGAGCAATGTATGCTAGAAATTCGGCAAATGCTTTGGTTTTTCGCACCATGCTCTTCGTTAATTTAATAACTGTGGACATGGTTTTTCCTATTAAGTGTTTACATTTAGTTATAAAAAAATAAATTTTTATAACCACCGAAATTATTTAGTAAAAAAAGAAGGGCAAGTTGGTTATAAGAATATAATACTTGCCCTCCAATTAAAGTTAGTGTGCTATGCCACGATACTGTAAACCAGTAGCGACTTTTACACTCTCTTTAGATATGGCACCATGTTTAATCCCTCTGTAAATACCACCTTTTTTGGACAATTTATTATCCTTGGCGACATTTTCATCAGTGACTTTGATACCTCTGTAGAAAGTAGTCATCGTTTCCTCCAGATTGTAATAGGTTGATCTTTGAATAAAACTGCGCAATTCTATTCACCTATTGCGTTCCTTCGGTAGATTGTCGGTCTCGTTCCCTTTCGGTACTAGCTTACCTCACTTGCGTGAGAGGTTTTCCTATTCTACTTACTTCCGTCCACTGCTACATTTAGAGTGAATGAACGATATAATTATTTAGTCAAAAAAAATGGGGAGCCGAAGCTCCCCATTTCAGGATTGTACCTTAAAAGGTTAAGATTACATTAGGTTTGTAACTTTAACTCTTCTGTAGTAGTAGTTTTCGTCAGCTACTAGATCGCCAGAACCATCCAATTGGATAAACGGATTAGCTGTGAAGCCATATCTTGTTTTGAAACCAATTTTTGGTTGGAAAGTTGAAGGATCTACTGCTCTAACTAATTGTAGAGGTACATATGGGCAGTAAAATAATCCTGCGTCAAATGCACTTGTACCTTTATATCCAACTACAAAGTACTGACTAGCAGCACCATTTGCTGAATAAGGATCTACATACACTTTGTAGCGTCCATTAAGAACACCAGCAAAAGTTGTAGAAGCTTCATCTACATTTAGGTTAGTTGATAGAGCTGGAGCGTAATCTAATACACCAGCCATTGCTAAAGCACTAGCAACATCTGAAGAACAGATGATGAAGTTAGCTTTACCTCTACGAGTTTGCTGAGCAACCGCATTAGCTTCTCTTTCGATTTGGAAGAGTAAACCTTTGAATTTTTCAACAGACCATCTACCAGATGCATCAACATCTAGGTCGAAAGTTCCCGCAGTAGCTGTTCCAGTTTGAGCTCCTGGCTTAGCAGTTTTGTACACAGTTCTGATAACTTCTCTGTTAATTTCTGAAAGAATTTCAGTAGAGAGGATATTAGAAAGTTCGCCCTCAGCGTCAAGACCATGAACTGATTTCAAGTCTTGTGCTAGTTCGATAGTGTACTCAGCTTTCAGTGCTCTAGACTTAGCAGTCACTGAAGTTTTCTCGATTGAGAAAGCCATTTCTTGGAATGTGCTTCCGTCACCAAGTACCTCAGCAGCACCAGTAGTCATACCAGTACCAGTAGTGTAAGTGCCATCAACAGGATTAGATCCTGCGTGAGTACCTGCACCAGAAAAGTCTGAGTCAGCTTCGTTAAATAATGCCTCAGTACCACCTTGAGTGCTGTATCTTGCTTTCATAGCAAAGATAAGACCAGTAGGCTGAGTCATAGGTTGTACACCACAAATATCGTAAGCGATCATTTGCGGAGCAGATCTTCGTACTAAAGAAATTAGTACTGGATCAAATTTAGCCACACCACCTGTGTCAGGAAGAGCTGCAGCATCATTGACATGAACAGCTTCGAACATCGCTTGCTTTTCTTCTTTGATCGCCTTTTCTTGGTTCTCTAGAAGGACAGCAGTGACTTCTTTTCTGTAATTCTCTTTGATGGGAGCAACACCTTCGTGTTCCAGAATAGGTGACCATTTTTCCATTAATGATTTTCTATCCATTTTTATATCTCCTTAAAGTTGATAGATTAATTATTTTTGTTGCTTCTGTCAAGCATGTCAGCATAAGCAGAAATTTTAGGGTCTGAAATAGACTTCTTAGTTTCTTCTTCTAACTGTACTGGCTCATCAGTAACAACAGTTTCTACATTTGTTTTGCTTGGTTTAGAAGCAAAGTAAGATTCTCTGATAGTGCTGACTTTTTTCTCAAAAGATTCTTTGTCTTCAAAACTGAGATCCTCAGTTAATCCAGCAAATTTTTCTTTATCAGTTTCAGCCATACCATCGGATGCTTTAGAAAGGACTTCGTCCTTCTCCATAGCTTTTACACTCTTGTTAAGTTCGACATTAGCTTCAAGTTGCTCATTGAGCTTCTTCTCTAATTCTTCGACCTTTTCTTGAGCGTCTCCAAGTAAGTCAAATCTGTCTTCAGGAACATCAACATAATGTTCAGCGAACAGATTTTTCATACCATTAATGAAGCCATCTAAAATCTCCGACTTCATACCAGATTCGAGAGCGATTTCATTTTCACTTATCCACTGCTCAACTACATAGCTGAGATATCCATCAACTTTTTCAACTAGACTCTCTTTAGCTTCGTCTATTGCAACAGCATTAGACTCAGATAATTCTTTTTTAAACTTAGCGACTTCGCTTTTAACACGAGATACAACTACAGTTTCGAATATAGTAGTAGCTTTTTCTTTGAACTCTTCAGAAAGTTCTTCGCCATTTAATAATGCTTCAACATCTTCTGAAACATCTACTGCGATTTCATCTTCTTCAGCTTCTTCTGCTACAACTTCTTCGTCAGACTCAGATTCTTCTTTTTTCATATCTTTCATCTTCTCTTTCTTTTTAGAAGATGTCATATATGATTCGTCTTTTTCTTTATCTTTAGACTTTTCATCATCGTCATCATCGTCGTCGTCGTCATCGTCGTCGCCATCTTTTTTCTTTTTCTTTTCGATAGCTTTCTTCAAAGCAGGTGGTAATTCACCCTCTTCGATTTCTTCTACCTCTTCCTCAGCTGGTGCTTCTTCTTCAGCCACTACTTCTTCAGCAGGTGCTTCAGCTTCAGCTTCATCGCTAGATTTTTTCCAGCCTTCAGACTCCTCAAGAGTATCGATTTGCTCTTCAGCTTTCTTACTCTCACCAAGGAGTTCTGCGATTTTTTGTTCTATACTTGACATGTTTGTCTCCTTAAAGTATGGGTTATTGTATTTTCTTTAAAAACTTCGCAAATGCGAAAAGTTTTGCTTCTTCGAGTTGAGATCTTGTTGCCTTAGTTATTGAACTCTTTATAGCATCAATATCTTGCTCGACAAACTTCCCATCAACGAACATCCATTCCTTGCCCTCCATAACACCTCGTACAAATGCATCTGGTGCCGACGGATCTGCAACTATATCAGCAGCAGTGGCAAGCATAAAATCCTTTTGGACTTCTGAAGTTCCGTCTTTGGTAGTTTTCAATGAACCCATCCCTCTAGAAGATACACCTAGACTTGCTCCTTCGTCAATCAACGATTTAACAATCTTACCATAAGGTGTATCCATTATCTTAGCTTTTCCGATAAAGTTTTTATCTTCTAGCTTCAAATCCTTAATCATGTGCGATACTCTATCTAAATTGATAGTTGGAGAATCAGGGTGTACTAACTCACCATACGCACGATTTTTCTTGACATTTTCTTTAACATATCTTTTAACTTCTTTGTCAAGAATCTCTGTAGGGTATAATCTTCCATTCCTGTTTTTAATATCAGCTTGGAGGAATACTCCCTCAATGTTGTAATTCTTCTTACCAGTTTCTTTATCTTCTTCGATAAGGTAGTTTACAACTTCTGTATGTTCTTTAATTAATTTCATATTAGCTTCCTACCGCATCTTGGTCATCGTAAGCTCCAAACTCAGGAGTTTCTACTGGGTCATTAAATCCACCCATTTTAGAAAGATGAAGAAGTATCATACCTTTGCCACCAAATGTGACAACAATATCTTGGTTGCCTTCATCCTGTATCGATGTTTCAATTTTCGGTGCTCCTGGATGAACAGTAGCCACGAGGACAGAGTTTCTTACAACAGTAATATCTTTTGCAGCTTCACAGCTGTACTCGATTTTCTGTATGGCAACTTTAAGAGCAGAAGTAGTAATCGTTTCGTTTGTTAATTTTAAGTCTGCGTCGATATCAATAGTGACATTCTCATTAGTACCAGTCGCAGTGACTCTGACGATAGCTTTACGATTATCTTTTGCCAGAACTGTTTTCGTTATTGCCATTTAGTACACTCCTTTTAAAACTTCGATAAAGTTGTTTTTATTCTCCGACATATGAGAAACAATCTCATCCTTGTCTTTCAGTAAACTATTTAGTAAAATTTGGTTTTCCTCGCTAATTGCGATCTTCGTACCATCTTTTAATACATAATCTAGTTTATTTCTTAATTCTTTTGCTTGTCCAACCTTAATCTCAGTTATGATTGGGTCAACATTAAAGTCAGTTGACGATGCTTTTTGAATATATGACTCAACCAACTCATCAGTAATAATATCATCTGAGTGTTTCGCTATATATTCAGCAACTCTTTCTTCAGGTAGAAGAACATCAATACTATCTACTAGCTGTTGTTCTCGCTCCTCAGTCGAAGTAATCGTATGAGTATAGATATCTTTAAACTTCTTCGACATTCTCAGCTGGTTCCTCTACTGGTTCAGCTGGTACTTCAGGTTGTTCTGGTTCACCAGCAATCTCATCCTGTTCTTCTGGAGTTTTAAACATAGTTGAAGCCATTTCTTTCTTCATCGTGTCTAATTTATCTCCAACTTTCGCAGACATTACACCTTGGAAAGTACTTTCTATTCCTTCAGCATCACCTGACTGAATAGCATCTATTAATTCTTTAGTTCCCATCTTCTTCTCCTTCATTATCATCAGCTGGTTCAGACTGCATACTATCCATATCAGGGACTTCCCCACCTTGGTCAGTATCCTGTTCCTGTTCAGCTTTTTCTGCTTCAATCTGGTCGTCGATATCTTTCATCTCTTCTTCAGATTGCATTAAAATATTTCTTCTTGCCCACTCTAATGAGTAGAACTTGCCAAGGTATGGTTCAATCTGCCCTAGCATACCAACTCGTTGTTGTAGCAACTCGTTATTTTTTAATTCAGTAAAGTGATTATCTTGTAGAAAATCGATTCTTATATGATGTCTGCTTTCTTCAAAATCTTCTTCAGTCATTACTCCCTTAGCAATTAACTGAACTCTAAGAATATCAATCAGTACCTGACTAAATTTTCTTTGAACTCTCTGAACAAATTTGTTAAACTTTAATTCGTCTCTAGTAATTTCAGAAGCACGACCTAAAGTAAATCCAGTCTCACCTTGTAATCTTGACATAGGCACATTAAGTGACTGGTAAAGTTTCCTTTGGAAATATTGTATGTCTGCTATATCTCCAAGGTTTTGCCCTCCAGGAAGTGTAGTAATTTCTGTACCACGACCACCCTCTCTTCTAGGCATCCAAAAATCTTCCATCATGCTTAGGTGTTTTCTATCGTCTCTTACTTCACCTGTATTCGCATCGTAAACTACTTTGTTTCGATACTTATTCATGATATCGTTGACATATTGTTCTGCTTTTATCTTAGGCAGGTTTCCTACATCAACATAAAATATTCTTCTTTCAGGAGCACGACTTAGTCTATAAATGACTACAGCGTCCTCAATCATCTTCAACTGGTTTACTGGTTTAACAGCTTTTTGTAAATGACCCAATACTATGCCAGTATTTTGGTCAACATTACCAGATGGACAAAATACAACTGAGTCTTTACTCAGTTTAATTCCTTTAGTATTTGAGTCAGTAATACCTTTATCGTTGTATATAAAGTATTCTTCTTGACTTTCTACTACCTCGATCCCTTGTTGATTCTTCTTTTTCTTAATATTTTTAATCTTACGAATCTTTTGTGGATCTACATACCTTAGTTCCTGAATACCCAACTTTGGATTTTTAGGATCTACAATTAAATGGTAGTATAATCTTCCATCTACATACCAAGTCTTAAAAATATCATGCCCTTTATGGTCGAACTGAAGCAGATCGTAGATCTCCTCGAACTCCTCATGCATTTTATCTTTAATATTATCGGATACAGGTAAGTCGTCAAGACTTAAACTGACACTGGGTGCGTCAGTCTCAATTGTGATTGCTTCATTAGTTATATCTTCTATCGCACCATCACAATCTGGATATTGAGCAACTTCACGATATCTTTTGATTAAAGCGTTTTCACTTTTTATCGAGTTATCTAAATCGAGGGTGACCCCATAGTAAGCACTTACATCTGTAAGGACTGTCGAGCCATCATCTTTTGATGGAGCGACAGGACTTAGTGGTTCTCTATTCCTCTTTCGTGTAATCTCGAAACCGAAAAATTCAGCCATAATTTATTCACCTTTATTAATAATTAAATGTTGATTGGGAATGAACCAATCGGAGTATCGATTGATATATTAACTCCTAATCCACCACTTTCGCTTGTATTACTTGTAAAGAAGTTGTATTGGAATTCAACATCAAATGTTTCAATAGCATTTGTAGTGTCATAATCCAACTGAACAATACCGATAGACAGTGGGTAAGCATCAACAAATTTATATTGTTTTACTCCAGCACCATTTCTATCTAGTTGTGTTACAAGTAAGTCAGCTTGGTAATCATTCGGATTAGTACGACCTTCTGTAGTCGCATATTCCTGAATACCATTTTGCCATCTTTCGATTGCGTTTCTAATACCGAAGTCAGTGTCGTTATAAACTGTGACTGTCCAAGGAGCGAAAGTACGCTCAGCAGCAAAGTTTACAGCACGACCTCTATATTGGATTGGCAAGTTTTCTAATGTACTAGCTGGTAATTGTGCAGCTTTGCAAAGAAACTGTCCTTGTACAGCAGCAACTCTTCCACCAGTGACATAAGAAGGGAAAGCCAAATCTACACGAAACTGATTAGGACGAGCTCCGCCACCAGTCATGTTAGCTTTAAAATCAGCAATATTAGCCATTTGTTTTTTCTCCTTTTATTCTATTTAGCCACCAATTTCACTAAAGTCTACACTTGATTTACTTGCTACAAATGTAAGAGTAATGAAATTAATTGCTCTGTTTGGTTTAATGAAGATATCTGCACGGAATTCATTTCTATCTATTACATCGCCTGTGTTATTAGTTCCGTCACAGACTACTGTAAAGTCAGTAATTCCTCGTCTTCCTTGTACATCTCTTAGGAAAGGATTAACTGCATTTTTAAAGTCATTTCTAGTGAACTCATCGTTGAATTCAAATAGTTGTGCTTTAGCAGCAATCGCAATCGCTTTTTCTAATACGATAAACAATCTACGAACATTTATTCTGTTGAACGCAGATTCAGATCCTAGTAAAGTTTTGTCACCAAATAGTTGTGTACCATTTCCTGGGAATGTCACAACAGGGTTTACATTACTTTGATATAAAGTATCCCTTTGAGTTTTGTTTGGTGAGAATGCTAGTTTAACAACATTCTTAACTTGACCTCTAGTAGCACCAGCAGGTGAGAACCATGCGTCTTGGTCATAGTCAGTTCTGGCAGCGAGACCTGCTATGTCACCATTTAGTGGTACATATCTGTATTTATCATTATATCTGTCATACTGGTATTTAGAACCAGTATCAAGTACACCATAAGATGAACTTGGTAATGAGTTTCTGTAAGTAGTAATGTCGCCCACTGGGTCAGCATCAGTTGCTAGGATAGTGTTCCCTGAAGCATCTTCAGCAGAACAGAATACCATACAGTCTTTTCTTACTTCAGCAATATTATTAATTGCGAAAGTTGATGTAGCAGCATCTGCTTTACCAACCATAACTAATGAAATGTCATACAACTCGTCATTAGCAAATATTGCTAGACCAGTTTGAATGTTACCAGCAGTTGGGGCAGTATCTATACCACCAGTTAGACTTACTGAGTAAACTGCACCAAGGTCACCAAAAGTAGTACCACTTGAAGCAGCACCCCATGCAGTACCTGTGACAGTTGGATGATCCATCCACCAGATAAATCTTGACTGTGAGTTAATTACATCTTTATAAAAATTATTAGATCCGTCAAACTTTTTAGCATCGCTTGCAGCAGATACATGAGCAAATGTTTCTAAAATTGCTCCAGCTGTACCAGTAAATAAACCATCTTCGTCAATTACTAATACATGAAGTTCGTCATCAGAACCACCAGCAGTGGCAACAGATGCTGAAGTTCCAGGGATTCTGTCGAAATTTCCTTTGTTACCCCAAGCAGCAAAAGTTGCTGAGTCAGCAATTTCTACTTTGAGTGAGTTTCCTCTAGTACCTGCCCACTTAGCAGCAACAGTACCGACATTATTTGACCCACCAACATTGTTAGAAGTGTAGTCATTTAAGTTTTTAATCTTTACAGCAGTACCAGTTGCGACTGCGTTTCTTGCAGCAGTTGTGTCAGCTCGTACTGTTAAAAGATTATTTGAATATGATAGGAAGTTTGCTGCCGTGAAAAAACTGGTAAATGTTGCGTCAGTCGGTGGACCGAATCTCTCTACTAAGTTATTTTCCGAAACAATTTGAACAGGGTCTTCGATTGGACCCCATTGAAAATTCCCAGCAAAAGCACCAGACGATGTCGCCACATTAGGTACAATTGAAGTGAAATCTTGTTCTTTGACAACTACTCCAGGACTGAGTTGAAAAGCCATTTGTTTCTCCTTATTAAATGAATTATTAAATTCAGTGAGAGCTTATTTAACTCTCATGCTTTTATTTAGTTTTTTACGATATTTAGAAGTTTAAAAGTTCTTCATCATCGTCATATTTCTGCCCATCATTAATAAAACCAAAAGGTGTAAGTTCCTCTTCGATCTGTTTCATTTGGTTTTTATACATCTCTTCTCGTAAATTTACATCATTATATTCAGTAAAATACTGGTCAGAGGTAAGCCAACCAAATAACACTAGGCACATAACCAAGTCATCATGGTATCCTTCATCGGCAGCATATGTTCCTTTGTTTTCTATAAAGGTACTAATTTCGCCAATAATATCACCATCCCATAATTTAAGTTTGCCTTGCTCTATTAATGTTTTAAAGTTTTGGCAACCAATTCTTTTTATTTTTCTATCGGTCTGTACACCATATTGTGATTTACCTGAGCCGAAGCCACCAGTAATTTTTTGACCCATATTTGTACGAGACACCATAATCATATTCTCGTACTCTAATTCGTTATGTAATATATAAGGTACTTGTTCACTAGAATTTATTTCTACTAATACTTGAGCATTATAATATTCTGTACCAACTTTATGTATTATATTTGGATACAGTAAAGGACTAATAGAATTATTCCTATATTTTGCTACAACCTTATATGGTGTTTCAGTAGTATCTATCACCACGAAAGCACTATAATCTCCACCCACACCTTTAGCAGTATCTGCTATTAAAGTATATGTATGTCCAGGAATCGGCTCTTCTTGTATATCTAAACCATCTCTTTGTAATACAAATGGTTTTGGTTTCATTTCGCCGATAGCAGTAGCACTTATAAGAGTAGCACTAGATCCTAAGAACTCACATAATACTTCTTGATTAAATTTTAATTCGCCAAGTAATGCTCTTTGTTTTTCTGCCCAAGTTTTTGTTCTTCCTGGAATATCAGTATAAGGTATAAAGAGTGGTTTAAAATCATTCCTGCCTTCTTTTGCAGCTTCCCAGTATCTCCAAAAATGATTATATCCTAGAGGTGTAGAGGAAAGTAATACCTTTGTTTCTTTACCAGCTGAAATAGTAGGATATACAGAAGTAAAAAATTCTTCAGCTACATTGTTCGGTATAATTGCAGCTTCATCAATATACAACCAGTTTACAGATTTACCACGAATCGCCGAACTAGATGTCGCAGCAGTAAATATTTTGGAACCATTTTCTAATTCTATATCCCCTTTGTTCCATACAGCTACACCTTGTTGCATCCAGTTTGGTAGATACTCATACATTAATTGGTATCTAGATAAAACTTCTCTGGCAGCAGTAGCTTTGTTTGCCATAATGGCAGCAGTTTTATTATCATTAAATAATGTAAAGTGTAATATACATGCAGCACTTGTGACAGTTTTACCTTGTTGCCTTCCTTCCATTAGAATCGTCTGACGATTCTTCATAATGTGTTTTACTTTTTTTCTTTGGCAAGGGTATAGTTTAAAATCAACAACTCCTTCATCTAGAGATACAATCTTGCAGTAGTTCTCGATAAAGTACACTGCGTTGCGTTTACACTTTATGTACTCTTTTACCTGTTCCTCTGTAAATTCTACAGGAACTCCTACAGCTTTTTAATTTTGATTTGCATTATAATAAGTTGTAGCCATTAGTCCTCCTTGCGGAGATTATTAAACAACAGTAATAGTACCAAGCATGTTGCTTGGGTGAGCAGTACATCTATATTGGTATGTATTTCCTGTTGCAGCATTCATTGGGATAGTGAATGTAATAATGTCGTTAGTGGTAGCAAGGTTTCTAGTTGCGTTAGTTGAGCTGATATAATCAGCAGCAGGTGCAGTAGATGTACCGAACTCTACGATGTCAAGTGGGTGTGCGTTTCCAGCAATCGTATGTCTGAAACGATAAGTATGTCCTCTATATACAAATAACTGCGGATCGTTTTCGCCAGCAGATAAAAGACCTGAACCTTGTACTGTATAGTTAGTACCATCACCAGCTGTAAAGTCAAACTGTTGTAATGATACTGCTTTAATACCTAGTTGAGAAGTAGAAGAACTTGTTAGCTCAATACCATCTCCTTGAGTAATAGTAATGTCATCATTTACTGAGTTTGAACCAGCTAGTCTTAATTCTTTAGAACCAGCAGTGACAGATTCTATAGAGGTTGCGTAAGTAGTATTCGTGACTGTATTGTTTACAGTAATATTGTTGGCATCAGTTCTATCAATATTAATACCAGTACCAGATACGATATTTACATTATCAGTACTTGCGTCTGAACCAGTTAATCTAATTGAAGCATCAGTACCAGAAGTTTCTGCTGATACACTATAAGTAGTGTTTACATTAGTATCGGCTCCAGGCTCAAATGCAGAATTGCTTGAGCTGTATTTTAGAACCTGACCATTAGTAATACCAGATGCTGGAATGGCAATCTGAACAGTGCTTCCACCAAGAGCTGTGTATAACTCATTAAAGTTATCTTTAATTTTATCTCCACCATCTCTAAGGGTATCCCCTGTTCCGTCATTGGCTAGAGAACCAATATTTAAATCTTGTTTTGCCATTTATAATTTCTCCTATAAATCTGTTTTTTGAGTTTCATTCCAACCCAAGTCAGTCACTTGTAAATTATTTAGGTCGCCAGTAGCTTTATGTTGTTCATCTGGGTTGCCTAAATCTACGAATGTAGATGTAATTACATTACCTGTGTCATCAACTCCACCAAATAATAATATTTTTAAAGTAAAGTTAAATGTCCAAGTCACGAACCTTCTTATTTCGAAAGTTCCATCGTAATCATCTACGAAGCTAGTACTATTTAGTATTATTGGGACATCTGTTTCTGTTTCTAATTTTGGATCGGTATTTTTAATTTTCATAGTAAATTCAGGTGTAAAAAATGGTAGTATTTGCTCAACTATTTGTAATCCATCTTCTGTAGTCTTTGTAAGACAGTTTAATTGCATATCCAAGTTAAATGGTACTGGGGCAAATAGTTTTTCCCTTTTACCTGAACCACCTGCAGCAGAAGTCCTATTTATCTTAAGAGTACCCATACGATTAGTTTTTCTAAGTGGGTCATAAGATATTGCAGCCATTTCAAACGACATACGAGGAAGAGTAGTATATACTTGTTCTTCTAAACTAGGATCTTGCTCTAATCTTTGTACCCATTTTTCTTTTGGACCATAAGCGATTGGTACTAATATTTTTTGTTGTGCTGTGCCAGCATTATCGAATCTTTCAAACTCTACATCTGAAAACATTTTGCCGAAACCAATGATACAGTTTCTTACAGTTTGATGATAGAATGGTGGTTTTCCGAGCATTAAAATTCTCCAAACGGATTATTTTCTGACCACGCAACTTTTTCGTTAGTGTCAGGTTGTCTTTCAGTTTCTAGTTCTAAGTTATCAGCGAAGCCACCTTGTTTATCTACATTTAATTTAATAGTAGCAACTGCGACAGCTTGAGTACCACCTGCTGGTGGAGCAGAAACATCGATTGTAGGAACAGCATTATAACCATCCCCCACATTAGTAAGAGTGACACCATTTACTTTACCTGTAGTTCCATCAACAGTACAAGTAGCAGTAGCAGTGACACTAGGAGTACCACCTGAGAAAGTTAGAGTTGGCGGAGTAGTATAACCTGCACCGACATTAGTAAATGTTATTGTATCAACAAACATATTCTCTGACCTTGTAGGATCTTGTGAGAAAGTTTTAAGTTCTTCAAACTTATCAATATCGGCAATACCTGTATCAATTTTCTCAGAAGCATATTGAAATAACTCGACTTCCATTTTAAATGTATATAATTTTCCTAGTTGATAAAAGGGGTCTTGGTGTTGTACGAATTTAATTTCAAATAATCCTTTAGTTAATGGAAAATAAATTAAGTCTCCTTCGTTCGGTCTATTAGGCACAAAGGTATTACCATGTTGCCCAACTAATTCTTGCCACCTAGATCTTGCTACAACTAGAGTAGCAGACATCTCATTAAACAATCCAAACTTTTGTATAAATGGACCTTGCCCACCTAAGTTATCTACATTCTCGAAATACATTTCGATAGGAAATGCTTGCTCAAATTTAGATAATGGATCTTCGCCTAAGATTTCATCTTTAGCTACTTGAGTTCTAGGGATATAGAAAACATTCTGACCATAAATTTTTAAAGACTCAATAATTAAAGACTCTATTAAATTCTGTTCAGACGCTACTCCTTGAGATATGTAAGTATTTCTTCCAGCCATTTATTACCCTGTAAAGAACTCTAGTGGTGCACCTTTTCCTATGAGTTCGTCTTCTAGTTGTTGTAGTTCGTTCATGGCTTCGTTATATATACCATCGCCATCCATTGAAACACCTCCAGGTAAAACTAGTCCCGAAAACTTTTTAAGATTAAGTCCCCACTGTTTCTTAAACAGAGCAGCAGTATATTTTTTCAACCATGGTTCGCCAAATACTTTTGGATATTCTGTACCACTTAATGCTTTATAAACATCGACCATCACAGAGTCTCCGATTTTTACATCGCTTCGGAAGTCAACATCTAGAAATAGTTTATTTTGCATTCTGTTAAAACGATACAAAGTTTTACCATTTAACATTAAATCAAGTAAACTTAAATGACCCATAACAGTAGTGTAGTAAACAATACTTGTAGAGGTCAAGTCGTATAAATCATTTAATCTTAATTGATATTGTAAGTCGAATATATTTCTAGAATCTGTAGTATTAGAAAAAACTGTAAAAACTTTATTTACACCAAATATCTCATCAGTGACTGGAATAAATCCATTTTCGCAGTCTCCTCTAGTAATAGTTGATATAATTGCTGTAGCACCAGATTGGTCACCAGTAATAGTTTCGCCACCCTGAAATTTTACTTGGTCTGGTCCAGGATTAATTAATACTTGATAGAATATATCAGAACCAGTTGAACTTTTATGTACAACTGCTTTAGCACCTGTGGTTCCACCAGTAATAGTTTCCCCTCCAGTAAAATTTCCTGCGACAGCAGCAGTAAGTGTTAGTTTGGTGCCAACTATTACATGTTGGAAATATGCTCGTTCAGTACCATTCCAATGATTAATATTAAAATATTCTATCGCTTCGTCTAAGCGATCTTCTAACTGTTCGTCAGCTACATTTATTTCAATCACTGGCGATCCTAGACTTCGCAATGCGTAATCTTTTAATTGGTCTCTTGTTGCTGGATTTGCCATAGTACTATTTAGTTCCTTATGATCCCCCTAGTGCGATAGACATTGCTATTGAAAATGGTTCCATAGCAAATTTCTTGTCTAATGCTGAGTTATAACTACTTAGAACAGGAGTTAAAACAGCAGTCGTACCACTAGAAATCTTTGTTAATGATGCTGTACCACCCATACCAGAGTGTGTTTCACAATAAGGGTATAGTGTAGTCGGTGTGTTAGCATCTACCACCAGTACCATTTTAGCACCTGTCGTGCCTTGTGTACCAGTATAAGTCACACCTGATGTTAATTTTGTACCACCACCATGAATACCATCTTGAGTTGAACTCAAAGCAAATAAGTGCCCAGAGTGTGTAGCTGATGATAAGTCAAAGGTATAAGTTTGACCTTGTATAATATCCAATTGTTGGTTTATGCCACCTGATAATGTGTAGTAATTATTTCCTGTACTATAATCATTATATACAGTTGTATTAAATGTAATATCTTTATTTGGACTATCTACAGTTATAGTAGGAACAGTTGTATATCCCCCACCAGCATCGGTTATTACCACAGTTAATACTTTTCCAGTATTTACATCAATAGTAGCATACGCTCCTGCTATACTTCCACCATTAGTTGCTGGCGAAACTGTAGTATTAGCAGTTGCCTGAACAGCACCTCCTCCAGCATTCGGTGTTGCAGCAATCGTGATATTTGGTGCAGTCGGATAACCTGACCCACCATTATTAATTGTAACACCACTTACAGCGAATGTATTATTTCCAGTGCCATCATCAACCATTACAGCTGTTCCTGTTGCTTGAACTCCAGGAGTCGTACTTGGTGCATCTATCGTGACTGCTGGTGGACCAGTATATCCACCACCAGCATTAGTCATAGTGACAACATCTACACCTGAAGTGTTTGGTAATGGGAATGACAAGTTTGGTTGTTCTAAATAACCAGCACCATCGTTATTTACTGTGACTGACGATATAGAGTTAGATACTCCTGGATTCATCATTAATGATGAACCCTGTTTCATAATTTTAGCGTCGTCTAGGAATATAGTATCGCCACCAACATATAAGTTTCTCCATTTTTTAGTAGAGGATCCTAGATCGTAAGTATCATCAACTGATGGTAATACATGTTCTCCTATCGCAGAAAATGATGCAGTAGCTGGAGCGAATGATAAGTTTCCTGCTCCATCAGATTGTAATGCACCTGCAGCATCTGTGACATTTAATTCAGTAGGAGTAATAGAGTTGGCAGCAATATCGGTAGTAAGTTGAACTGCACCCTGACCATCAAATGAAACTGCTGAAGCAGTGACATCTCCAGTCAAACTAAAATTTTGAGCACTAGCCAAAGCTGTAGCAGTGGCAGCATTACCTGTAGCACTTGCAGCAACTACATTTAAATTATCAACAAAAGTTTTTGTGACTCGTGCATCTATTGCACTATTTGCTAATGTATTGCTAAAGTATTTGTTGGTAGATCCTTCTGATAAATTATCAGTATCAAAAGGCGAAAGTGTGACAGCAGGTGTAAATGAGTTTGCGTTGTCATCGTAAGTCCAAGAAAGACCTGTACCATTTTGAACTAGAGCTGATATTCTATCATCAACTCGTTCATTAGAGTAGTAAAGATTAGTAGATCCTTCACCAATATTATCTGAGTCTAATGTTAGTGTACCACCTAATGATAATGACTGTGAGTTTATAGTCACACCTGAATTAGCAAGCATGGCATTCGTGACACCACTTGCTTTTACTTGTACTGTATTTCCTGATATTTGTAGAGAAGAATCGTCTACATTAATTGCTAGATTTGCTGAACCAGAAGTAGAGCCACCTGTTAAACCTGAACCAGTTGCAGTAAGAACTTCGGTAATATCTCCTGAAGCACCACCTGCTACAACATTCGCAACTTCTACTACACCACCTGAAGCACGAACATAAATCTTTTTATCTTGGGTATTTACTGCAATTTCGCCGACAGCTAAATCAGAAGTGCTTGGAACACTTGATGCGACTTCAGATCTTTTTACTTTTATTACAGTGGACATAAACCATTCCTAAATTAAATTAGTTATAAAAAAACTATTTCTTATAACTTTTAGTATGTTCCGCCATCAACACCAGTTATTGCTACTGCTCCACTTGTGACTGTAAAGTTTGCTGAAGCGAAAGATGCTATACCTTTCACCGATGCTGTTGCGTCAAGACCTGCTAGAACACCTGTACTATTATTATATGTTAAACCAGTTGAAGATGTCACACTTAGTGCACCTCTTGCTCTGGTATTAGTAAAGTATTCGTTTGTAGATCCTTCGCCTATGTCGTCTGAATCTAGTGTTAAAGAAGCACCTAATGCGAGCGAATTACTATTAATTGTGACACTTGAGTTTGATAATTTCGCATTGGTAATACTTCCTGCTAACATAGCATTGGTAACACCTAATGCTTTCACTCTAGCAGTATCAGCATTTATTTCTATTGAACTATTATCTACATTTAAAGATAATGAGTTTCCTGTTTTTGCTAAACCATCACCAGCACTAATTTGCCCAGCACCTGAAAACTGCTCAAAGTTAATAGCAGTCGTACCTAGTGTGACAGCTCCATCAGTTGATAGTACATAACCATTATCTGCGTTAGCAGTTCCTTCTTCAACGAAAGCGAATGCACCAGCAACTAATTCTGAAGCAGCATCTGCGTCAGGAGTTCTGGTTAAAACGAAAGCAGCAGATCCTGAACCAGTAGCTGTGACTTTATAAAAACCATTTTGAGCAGCAGTACTTTGGTCTTTAACTAATACTCTATCGTTTACTGAAACTGTGACACCATCAACTGATAATGCGAAGTTAGAGTTTGCTGTTAATGTACCTGCTCCATTATTATAAGTTGCAGCAAGGTTGCCAGTAGTAGCCACTTTAACAGGCGACTTAACTGATAAACCTGAAGTGACCGAATCAACATATGATTTATTTACTAGCGATTGACTTGAGAAACCTGCTCTAGCTTCGTATGAAGCTGGAACAACAACAGTACCAGTACCATTTGGCGATAGTTCTAAATTTCCATTTGTATCTGTTGTAGAAATAGCATTAGCATCTAATGTCATATTATCTACATCTAAACTTGTTAATCCATTTATATCTGTTCTTGAACCACCTAGTGCTACTGCGTCAGATCCGATTGTGACTGAGTTATTAGCTAGTGATACAGCACCACTTGATACACTAAAGTCTCCACCGAAAGAAGCAATACCTTTATTAGAAGAGGTAGCATCTTCTGCTGAAATAGTTAGAGTATCAGTTGAACCAACTACTGCATCAATACCTTCACCAGCTGTGACAGTTAATGTGTTGCCACCTGCGATAGTTTCTGAATTAGATCCATCAGTTAGTGTAAATGAAGTTGATATTGAGCCAGTACTTGCAGCAGTAATACGACCCTTAGCATCAACAGTAATAATTGGGATAGCAGTTGTACTACCATAAGATCCTGCGGAGACTCCTGTAGCATCTAAGGCAGTAGTAATTGTAACATCACCTGAACCATCAACACCTGAAGCAGAACCATCTACATCGCCATCGATAGTTATAGTTCTTCCAGTAGTCCAAGCTGCAGCAGAAGTTGCTGATGTAGCATTACCACTTAGTGTAGCAGTAATAGTTCCTGCTGAGAAGTTTCCACTTCCATTTCGTTTTACAATCGTACTTGCTGTATTAGCAGTCGTTGCTGCATCTACTTCATCTGTAAAATATTTACCACCTATTACGAAGTGGTTTGCTGCATTACCTGCAGTTTCTGTACCGAATCCAACATATAGTCTATCACCACCATTGGATCCATTATCGGTAAGACCTGAATATGCGAGTTCTCCTGCACCAAGTGTGGTGGGATTACCCGAAGTCGCCGATCTTTTTATTCTAACAATTGCTGCCATCTTTGTCTCCTATTAAAATTCTCCTGAATCGAGCTGTTGACCCTCGTTCATTAATTTTGTGACCTGCCATTGGGAGGTCGCTGTTTTATATACTAAGATAGATCCATTTTGTAAACCATCAGTTGTAGCATCTACATTTTGACCCTGCTCTAAATTTACAGCAGTACCACTTGTTCCAGCAACACCTACAGATGATACAGTAGCCGATTGACTTGTACCAGTAGTAATAGTAGTTGTAGTCTGTGTACCTGTACTTGGAACTGTAGGATTAGTTCCTTCTTGCGTTGCTATCGTACTTTTTACATCAGGCATTATCTTGTCACCTCTGGTCTTACAGTCATTAATCCTTCGACTGCTCTAGTTGTAGTGTTAGTTGAATCTAATACATTCACATCGTAAACATATCTTCCTGCTTTTATGCCAGCAGTAGTTGCAGCTGGCAAAGTTGTAGTACATACACCACCGATTGCGTTAGTCACAGCAGTAGTAAATGTAGCAGTAGGATTTGCACTAGTGAAATCTTTCCTAGCTTGAGCTGTAATAGTTGCCCCAGTTAAATTCTTAGCAGTACCAACTGTATCTACAACACTTAGTTGTAATGTAAAGTCAGTTCCTTGGTCAATGAATATATCTGTAATTGCAGCCATTAAGTTCTCCTTAGTGACTATTTAGTTAATTAAACAGTTCGCCAACCAGCTGTTCCGCCAATAAAAATGTATTCTTTTGAATCGTACTCTGATGAGAGCGTTGCGTTTCCTGATGAGCCATTAATAGAATTGTTATTAGGATTTACAGTACAATTATTTGTATCCCAAGTCCCATAAGCATCAGAAACATATACAGTATCTCCAAGAGATGGAGATGCAGGAAAGGTGACAGTCACAACACCTGCTGTAGTGTCAACAAAATAATGCCTAGAAGCTACAAGGGTTTGAGTACTATTGATTACAGTAAAATCTGTTTTTACTGACTGTCGTATAGGTGTAGTAAGTTTAGAATGGGTGACTGAATTGTCACCAACATTTTGTATGGTAAGTTCTTTTCCTAAGAATACACAATATAAATCTACAGAAGATGCTAATGCTCCACCTGTAATATTAATTGTAACACCACCATTAGATAAAGTATATCCAGTTCCAGGTTTTAGAACCACACCATCTTTTACTACTAGAAGTGCTTCTTCTCTAGGTGCTGGGAAGTTTAATGTGAAACTTGTATCTGCCCCATTGGTAGCAAAGGTTTGCTTCTCATAACTGCCAAACTGTATTTCTCTGCCGAGATATGCCATATTAGAGTCCTCTTATGTTTGCGACTCTTTCCATGATAATTTACCAGATACGATAAATGGTGACGAAGCAGTAATTGTCGAAGTATCCTTCGCCTGTATTGCTAATGTCATCAAGTCTGGACCAGCTGGGAATACTGAGTCACCACCCAATATACTATTACCCATATCAATCAAAGCAGTCAAGTCAATGTTCAATGAACCAGTTGACACAGCTTGTGAGAACACCACTGTACCTTGTTGAACGATATCACCTGTATCATGTGAGATAAGTTGCGATAAAGCAGGGTTTTGAACATTAGTATAATCTAGCTTAGATGGTAAACCATTCAAGATAAAGAATGCTGTTAAGTCTTTGTTAGTTGTCACACCTGCGTTGTTTAGTGACAATATCATTCTGTTGATAACTTCTTTCTCACCAATCGCACCTGTTAAACCTGAGTCAACTGAAGGTGCCAATCTAATAGAGATTAGAGGGTGTGGTCTTGTCATATCAACAGAGCCACCACCATAAGCATTCTCACCAATTGTCATAGTGACACCAGATGTTATGTTTGGATAAGTAGCAGTTTCTGGTGCATTAGAAGTAGCAGGATAAGAAGTAAATACTTTTGAGTTAGACCCATCTACAATCACCTGAGTGACATAAGCTAGAGCATCAGCAGGTATTCTTCCTTCAGCGTCTTTAATTAACTGACCCACTGTCACTGTTTGTGCTTCAGACTCTGAACAAGGTACTGCATAAACATACACCCTCTTATTATCTAGAGTCACTAGATCGAAAGTTGATACTGCATCAGAAGTAAAGGTTGTTGTAGAACCTGCTTTAAATACCATTGGTTTACTATTAGCCGAGAACAAGTATGCCTTATCGTCATCGAAAGTACCATCCATAATTATAGATGTACCAAAGTGGAACAAGGTAGGAGCAGAGGATGGAGCGTTTCCATTCTCAATCTCATATCGTCCTGGCAAGTTTCCTGAACGGAAGTATGATTCGTTAATTCTGTTATTGTGAATAAATTCGTGGTTATAGTGAACATGACCATTTCTATCTTTGAAACCAAATCTAATTTTACCAGCACCATACCAAGAATAGTCAGCATATCCCATTTGAATTTTATGTACATTCAAGTTAAATCCTGTATCACCTAATCCATCACATGGGTCAACATTCCAGTTTTCCTGTGCTACTTTAATATCCACTGTTTTAGTAATTTTAACATTGGTAGAAGATATACCTTTATATGCAGGTTGGATAATCATCCTTTGGTCAGAGTCAACAGCAACAACCTGATAAGATTGTCCCCTAATTGAACACTTGTCGCCTGCAGCCAACTGAGTAGTGAACGAAGTAGTCGTACCTGTCACAACCTGAGAGTTAGCAGTAGTGTTTACTTTACCTGAAATCTGTAGAGTAGAAGATCGTCTTACACAATATAGTTTTTGACCATCGTACTCATAGAAGAAACCATTCTGGTCATCAAACATACCAGCTCTTACGAACGAGTCGTTCCAAGATTCTCTGTAATATTCTGGGAATCCTGCAGCTTTTGTTTGAGTAATAGTACCAGCAGCAACATAAGTATAAGTTGTTGCGTTAGGAACACTTGCTACTTGGAATGTACCAAGATATAAGTTTTCTCCTAGTGTCACTTCTGCACCTTCAACAGTAATCCTATCTCCGACCACTAAGTTATGTGGCTCCTGAGTAATTGCTGTAACAACATTACCACTTGAAGCATAAGTTAGTGAAGATAAAACTTTTGCTGGCGAGAAGTTAATCGCGAATGAGTTTTGAATACCTTTACCAGACTGATATCTAAAGTACTTACGAGATTGTCTAACAATTTTACTATTAGGCGAAGTTCCCGCAGTAATATCTACACCACCATCAAACGATTTATGTAGTGCGAATCCATCAGGTCGTAATGATAACTGAGTAATTTTAAAGTATTCAACAGAAGTACCAGCTCCTGGGAATGTTTCTTGTATTCTCATTTTCTCATCAGTCATAACTGCGTCAACAGTAAATGCTCTGATTAAGTCATTCACGATAATGTAAATCTTATCGAATCTCTTATAATCTTTTAAGAATGTAGTAGTCGTACCAGTGACCATATTTCCGCCATTAGCGAAATCTACATTACCATCAGCTTTTGTCATCTTAACAAGAGAGGTAGTAGTAAGTGTATGAGTACCTGAAGTTGCTGTTAAGTTAAGAGCAGTTCCTGCGATAGCCGAAGCATAAGAAGATGCTAACTGAATATC